GGGTGGTATGTCTAATGAACCAGTATTACCAATTGGTCAAAACGGACCGGGAGGTGGTCAAGGAACTCCAATATTAGAAACCTTAGATTATTTAAGTAAAAAAGAACCTATAACTAAGATTAGTGATGATTTAGATAATATTCTTAATAAGATGGACAATATGGTTTAAATAACAACTATTTATATTAAAAATAAAATGGTTGAATTTAGTAATATAAAAAATAAAATGAGTATATCTTTATTAAAAGGTGATAAAGATATTTACTTAAAATATTTTAATACCATTAAAAATAGTCCAATTTTAATGGAAATGTATTTATTGTCTCAAGATTTAAATAAACTTGATAAAGAAAAAAATGATATATACAAAGTTTTAGTTTCAAAAAAAATAGAAGAAAAACTTAAAGTATATTCTAAAAAAGATATTCTTTCTGAATGCGAAAAACTTAAAGTATATGATATTAATGTAGATTTAAGTGATGAATTAAAAACATATAATAATTATATCGATAAAGTATTATTCGAAAATCAAAATATTGAAGTAATATCAGAATCAGTTGAATTTTTATCAAAAAGAGAAAATAAGAAAATTATTAAAGAAGATGTTAGTTATGATTTATATTTCAAAGCACAAAAAAATGTTATAAGTAAGCTAGTTGAAAATATGAATGATACTGAAATTATGATAATTAATAGTGTATTAAGTGATTCTGATGATAAATTAGTTACTTTTAATAAATTGAAAGAAAACGTTATAAAAAATATTAATAATAACAAAGAAACCTTATCTGAAAGTGTTTACAATAAAAGTATTAATAAAATAAATTCATTACAGTATAATGAATCATCTTACATTGATGATATTTATACTTTATATAAATGTTTGTAATATGATTATCAAAGAATTAAAAGCTAATGAAGTTGGATTTGGTTTATTAAAAGAACATGATGCTGGATTTATCCTTAGAGATTTAACTGATAATAATAAAAAATTATTTGAAAGTCTTGATAAAGGTGAAATAAAGTCAGTTAATAAAGTAATACATATTGATTGTATTTTACAAAAAGCGGATGTTTTAAATAGAAATGGTAGGGTTTATCCTTATGATATATTAAAACGTGAAGATGAAAAATATCAAGTATTGATTAATAATAAAAATGCTTTTGGTGAATGTGACCATCCAGATGGTATTAAACTTTCTTTAAAAGATATTTCACATAATGTAATAAAAACTTGGTGGGTAAATAATAATAATGAAAAAACCTTATGGGGTACATTAGAATTAATCATGTCTGATGGGTTTATACATGGTGGAGTATGTAGTGTAATTGGTGATAAAATCGCTTTATATCTACAGCGTGGTTATAAAATAGGTATTTCATCAAGAGCGATAGGTTCTGTTAGAAGTGAAAGAGGTAAAAATATAGTACAATCGGATTTAGATTTAATTTGTTATGATTTAGTAGCAACACCTTCAACACCTAATGCTTATCTTTTTATGGAAACAGCTACCATAGCTGAAAATACTGATTTAAGTATTAAAAATAATTTTTATGAACAAAATTTAATAAAAACATTAAATTTATAATTTATTGTTTATTTTTTTACTAATTATATAAAAAATATTATGACTGAAAATTCTTTACAAAAACAAACCTTGGAAGAAATTGAAAAATTAAAACAAGAGGCGTTGAAAAAAGCTGAAAAAAAAGTATTAGAGGAACAAAGCGATTATATTAATAGTTTAGTTGCTGAAACTTTAAATGGTTTAATGAATAGTAGTGAAATTAAAGATGACGATGAAACAAGTCAAATTGTTGATGATGAAACAATTGAATCTGATGATACAATTGAAGGTAATAACGATGACATTTTTAAAGACATTGAAATTTCTGATGATACTCTAATTAATTCAGATGAAATAGAAACCCCAAATAATTTAGATGATACACAAAACACAGAAATGGAAAATACAGAAGATTTAAGAGATAAATCAATAGATGAAATTATGGAAAAATATAATCAACTTGAAGAAGATGATTTAATGATTTCAGAAGATGAAATGGATATTGATGCTATGTTATCTGAAATGGATGGTGGATTTGATGCTGACCTTCCTTTAGATGATGAAGATGACTTTGGTACTGTTGAACAAAATGATGAATTTATTGATAAAGAAGGTGGATTTGATGCTGACCTTCCTTTAGATGATGAAGATGAAGATTTTAATAATATGTTAGAAAATATGTCAATAGAAGAATTACGTGAGTTTGAAAGTTATTTAGGTGAAGATGACGGTGAATCATCACAAGATTCAGATGCCTCAGGTGCTTTACATCCAGAAGGAAGTGAAATGGCAGTTGATGTTCACCTTAATAAAGATGGTATTGACACTGAAGATTATCAAGGTGGTTCTCAAAATATGGAAGAAGATGCTGTTTTAAGTGAAATCGAAAATAGCTTAAATGAATTAGAAAGTGAAAGTGCTAATCCTGAAGATGAATTGGAAGAATCTAAATCAATTAGAAAAGGTTTACCAAATGCTCATCAAGCACCTAACAGAGTTTATGAAAGTGCAGAATATAAAGAATTAAACGAAAAATATAACAGTTTAACAAGTAAATATAATGAACTTATTAATATGCTACAAGAAACAGCTATTGTTAGTAAGAAATTAGTATCTATTAATAAACTTATGTTAGAAAATGATTTATCAAAAGCTGATAAAATCAAAATTGTTGAAGGCTTTACATCTGTAAATACAAAAGAAGATATTACAAATACTTTTAATATGCTTAAAGAAGAGTTCGAAAATGGAACAAGTAATAAAGAGGCTTTAAATGAGTCGAAAAAGTTATTAAATGTAGTAAGTAATGATAGAGGAGTTATGGTTGAAGGTTCATTATCAAAAAATAGTGATTTAAATAGATTTGATTTTCTAATAAATTATTAAAAAAATTGATAAAAAAATAGTTACCTAAGCAAAAAAATACTATATACAATTAAATAAAATAAAATAACAAAAAAACAACAAATTTTAAATATTATGTTATTCAGTGAAATTTTACAATCAGGCGAAGTTGGTGCAGCGTTTCAACGTCAACAAGCTGAGAAGAGATTAGTGACTGAAACTTGGGATAGAGCGGGTGTGTTAAAAGGTCTTAAGAACCCAGTTCAAAAAGAAAACATGGCTCAATTGTTCGAAAACCAAGCACAGTGGTTCTTAACAGAATCTAGTGATTCAACTTCTTCTGGTTCTTTTGAAACAGTAGCGTTCCCAATTATCAGACGTGTTTTCCAAAAACTTTTGGCTAATGAAGTAGCTTCAATTCAAACATTAAATCTACCTATCGGTCGTCTATACTTCTTGAACCCTAAAACTTCAAAAAGAACAACAGGTTCTCCTGCTAGACATTATGTATTCGATGGTGTATACTCTAATGCCGCAACTGCTGATGCAACAGCTAAAACACAATACGAAACTGTATCTCTTTATGACCAGTGGTACAATAAGGATTTATACAATGATGACTTTAACGGTTTATTTGATTTAACAAAAGGTGCTATTACAATTGTTAGTCAGCAACTTAATTTAAGTGAATCATTTACTCCTGGTACTAACCAAACACTAAAAGTACAATTAAGTGGTTTCTCAATCACAAATGCTGGTAAGTTAGTTGGTCCTGCTGGTGTTCCAGTTGATACTGAAGAATTCCTAAGTTCATTAGTTATCACATCTAACACTACATTTACATCTGCATTAGGTGGTGCTTATAGCTTCCCAGCTGGTAGTCCATTATTTTATCGTGTTATTACACAAAAATATGGTGATTCTCTTGTTAGAACAAGAGATGCTTCTGGTGCTTCATTAGGTACTGGTGTAGTTGATTTAGAAATTCAATTAAGTACTCCAAACACAGCTGGTGCTTATCTTTTACCATTAACTTCTGCTACTGCTGCTTCTGGTATTACATTCAATGGTGTTTACAAGATTTACAGTAATATGGAAGAAGATGCTCAAATCCCACAAGTAAGTTTCGACTTCAAATTTGTGACTGTTGATGTGACAACTCGTAAATTAGGTGCTACATTCACACAAGAATTACAACAAGACGTTTCAGCTTTCCAAAGCGTTGACGTTGAAGCAGAATTAACTGCTATGTTGTCAGAAGTTGTTTCTGGTGAAATTGACCGTGAAATCTTACGTGATATGCGTAAAGGTGGTGCGTTCTTAGAAATTTGGGACTACGCTGCTTATGACAGAATGAAATCAGTTAATTTAGCATTGACACGTAAAGATTATAACCAAGAGTTAATTACTAAGGTAAATCTTATCTCTGCTAAAATTCAGCAAGCTACTCTAAAAGGTGGTGCTACATTCTTAATCGTTTCTCCGATGACTCAGGCTATCTTGAATGATTTAGAATACTTCCACGCAACTGACGCTTCTGCTGAGGAAACTAAGTTCTCATTAGGTATCGAAAAAATTGGTTCAATCCAAAACAGATATCAAGTATTCGTAGATAACTACGCACCTGCTGGTACAATCCTTGTAGGTCATAAAGGTTCAAGTATTTTCGATAGTGGATATATCTACGCACCATACGTGCCATTGATGTTGTTCCCTAAAGGAATGAACCCTGCCGACTTCAAACCAGTAATGGGTATTATGACTCGTTATGCTAAGAAATTGGTTAATAACCGTTTCTTCGGAAAGGTGATTGTTCAAAACACACCATTCTTGAACACATCTGAGTTCGTTTAATAGGCGTAATCTAGGTAAATTTAAGGGTGATATTTTTATCACCCTTTTTTTTGTTACTATTTATAATAAAAATGAAACTTAGAATACATAAATCATTAAATATTGAAGATAATATTGTGGATGTTATCAAAAAATTTGTTGTATTTTGTTCTAAAAAATTAGAACTTAAAAATCCTTGTATAATTAAATTATTACCTAAGAATAATAATGAAGGGATAAGTACTGGAGGTTATTTACCTACAACATATACAACTTCAGTTAGATATGAAGATAGGGCTGTTGTTGATGTACTTAGAACAATAGCACATGAATTAACGCATCATAAACAAGATGAAAAGGGAGAATTAGTAGGTAATATACCAAATATAGGTGGAGTAATAGAAGACACGGCTAATGCCATTTCTGGCCGTTTAGTTAAAATGTTTGTTGATGAATGTGATGCTAAATTTATTTATAAGTTATAAGCATCCAAAAAACTGATATACTAATCAATATATTAACAAATAATATATCATGGTTAAAATAGAACAATAAATAAGTTAATATTGTAAACCAAACACCGAAACATTTAATACATAGTCCTAAAACTTTTGTTAATTTAGGATATTTATCTTTATTTTCTAATAAAAAAACATAATAAAAATCTAATATATTATCTTTATTAAATGAAAAATCAATTAATTTAACCAGATAATATGATACTATACCAATTAAAACAGCTGTAATCATGTTATTTTCTAGGTCTTACTTTAATAACGGGTTTTACTTCTGAGCAATTACAGTTACGCATATTGTTTAAGATATTTAGGTAGTTTATCATTTTTAACATAAACACCACTAATATTATAATAGTAAGGTTTTTCACCATTAATTGAATTATTTGTATTTATATTAGAAATTTTATTTATTTCATAAAATCGTTTAGCATTTTTATCATCATAAATAAAGTAATCACCACGTAATATTTTAATATTTTTATCTTCTAATTCTTTTATAAAGACACCAAAATCAATTTTATTACTTTCAGTTGTTAAATTACTAATTTTAGTTGTTTCAGAGTCTTCAACATTTAAAATAATATTAACTTTTACCGGGTCTAAAAATTGTTTATCGTCAGGAAATGTTTCACCATAGATATCTTTTTTAGTATTGACAATATCAACCCTAAATAGGGTAATATAAAAATTATTATTATCCACAAAAAATTCTTGTGCTAAATTTTGCATATAATTATAATCACTATCACTAAAATGTATATTCATTATCTATAAATAAAAGCTTTAGGGTTTACAGGTGAGTTAGTAATAATACGTTTTAAATTATCCATAGCATCAGCCTTTTTATTTAATTGTTCATTATAACTGAAAGATTCTAATTCTTTCATAATTTCCTCTTTATTTGTTGTCAATATTTTTTCAGCTTCTTCATCAAAATGTTTATAATCAAGGGTCACTTTCTTTTCATTAGGACCAAAAACCTCACCGCTAAATTTTGCCCAACCAATAGCTAAATATTTTAATGTATAAGCAATTGCAAACATTTTAACCCTATTTTTAGATGGATTATTAAGATTATCCCAAGTTTTAGCTCTAATTGGTACGTCAGAAGGTAATTTAATTATATCATCATTTTCTTCAAGACATTTATCTCGACCTAAACTATTAGTATCATAATAAAAATACCATACTTTAGTACCTTGAAAATGTTTACCAAATCTACTTGTTATTTCATCTGGTGAACCCGGCATTGGATATAAAAATAATAATTTAGTACCGTTAGGACCACCCACAACTCTATAACTCAATTCACTTTGTAATATTTTTTTCTTCTGCAAAGTATCCATACTAGTTAACATCATAGTAAATGATGGTAACATAGCCATTGCTGGTGTAGAACCATAAAACCACCCATTAGCACTACTAAACCATCCATTACTACCAATAGGGTCAATAATGCTAGGTGATATTTGTGCTGGTGTATACCAAAGAACTTCATTAATTTCTCTACCAGAAGGTATCATATAAACCTGAGTGTTAGCACTTATTTCAATAAAATCTTTTTTTAACTCCCAAGGTGCTGAATATGACGAAGCAACTTGCTTCATATAAGCATTAAAGAATATTTTTTCATAATCTAATGTCCTAGTAGTAAAAGCTTCAATAAAGTTAGTACTTTCAATACTTTGATTCTGTAATTGACCCCATTGTTGACTAATTAACCATGTATCTAGCATAGTAATATAATTATCAACAGCTAATTCGGTGTTAGTTTCTAATATTTTATCAGTTACTACTTTACTATAATCGGTAGCAGGTTCACCAATATAAGTTCTTATTTGATTAAATAATTTTTCTTTTTCAGACGGCTCTTTAAAAATCATTGCTATTTTTTAGTAAATAGCAAATTATTTAAATTTATCACTAATTTTTTCCTTTTCTTCGTCAGTAATATCAGAGACTCTAACTTGTTGGATATCATCAAAATCTAATTCTATTTTTGTTTGTTGAACTAATTGATTTGTTTGTTCTTTAAACATTTTTTCTTTTTCCTCAACTTCAAGTCTATGTTTTTTGTAAAGTTCTTCACTAGCTTTATTTAATTCAATTACTGAGTCAATAACATCAGTTATGATTTTATGTTGAAATTTTTCAGTATTGATTGTTAATTTATAAATATTGAATGAAATATCACTTCTATAACTTACGAGTTCAATTTTAATAAATTCATTTTGTTTAGGTATGATAGTCTCTACGTTCCAACTGTCTCTAAATTGTAATAAAACCTCAGCTACAGTTTCATTAATAATATCAATATTAACTAAATTTTCTTTATATTTTTTATCAAATAAATTTGTCATATTTAAAAACTTTTAATAATATACGTTATTATATATGATATACTAAGTAATAATGTTATAGCATCATATTTTTCCATTGTTGATGTTATTTTCTCTGATGCTAGTAAAGTTATCACTATAATAAATCCATAATAGATTGTCAAAATTATAGACAATACTAAAACATATACAGGGATTGAATTAAATAAATTATTTAAAAAATACGTCATATTAGACTTCCTTTATTTGTTATAATTTTGTTAATAAAATCTCTACCTTTAAATTCAGGTAAAACTTTATTATTATTTATTTGATTTATTAATGTAGATTGAATTTCATATACTATAGTATCATCAATAAACCATGTGGATGTTTCATTATCTAAATTTACTTTAATATAAAGGTCATCTACTGATGTAGATTGTAAATTTTTAGTAAAATTACTAATTAAACCAGTTTTACTATTAAAAAACTCCACTTTCAAATATACATAATTTTTTTCATATATTTCAGGAATATAAATACACTCATGAAATTTATTATTTGGTGCATTTTTGAATTCTAACGCTCCATTATAAATATTATACATTAAACCAGCTTTAATATATGAACCACTAAAAAATATTTGTTTTTCACTTATAACATCATCATATATTTTCAAAATTAAAACACTATCATTAAGAACTTTATCATAATTATTAAGTTCATCAACCGTAAATTTAGTTAATAATAATGGGTTGGCTGTTGTACCTATATATGAAACTAAAGATAGTATAAAATCATTTTTCGGTGTATAAAGTTTTTTTTCTTCATTTTCAGATTTTATGATATTTTTTTCAATTTCTTCATCTATAATACGATTTATATCTGATTGTAAATCATTATTAGTTGTATTATTAATTAACAAATTAAATTTGATATCAAAAGGTAAATCTTTTTGTATTCTTAACATAATCTAGTCTTTAAATTACTTATTTGTTTAGCTTTATCTAGTTTAAATTGATTTATATCTATAAATGTTTTCAAATCATTAATTAAAACATTATTATTGATATTATTAAGATAATAATTAACGTTTAATATTAGATTTTCATAAACATAAAGTACATCATTTATATAAGGAAAATCAAAAGCCTCATTATCTGAATTATTAATAAAACTTCTACTTATTGTATTACCTTCGATTAGAAATCCATAATTATTATTTATTACAACCCCATCACTATATTTTTTTAAAGGTATTTCTATAAAAGGGTTAAACTTAAAAGTAAATGGTATTGTAATATTATTACTGTTTAATGTATAATTATACTTATTATAATTAAGTGCAATATAATTATTAATATTATCACCAATATAAGTATCAATTAAATTAATATCATAAATATAATTAATACTCGATACTTTATTAAATAAGAAATTTGATTTATCAATTTCAATAAAATCACCTTTAATATCCGTAAAATCAGGTGTTTCTAATAAAGGTTGATTTATCAAATTTAAATAATCTAATAAAAGAATTTTATTTATATACAAATTATTTAATGTAGGATTTATATTAAATATACTACAAAATAACTTTATTTGTTCAATAAAATATATTCTAAAAGATTCCAAAGTAAAATCATTTGGTTTTAAAGCTTGTAAAATATTATCAGGTATTTCTTCATTATTATAACCAAATGTAGTGTCTGGATGTAAAATAACTTTTTCAAAACTATTAGGATTCAATAATTTAACAGATTTTTTTGGTTGAAAAAATATGTATAAACTACTAATAGGTATTTCGGTTTCAATTAATTCATTATAATCATCATCAATCTGTATAATTTTAGTGTTAAGATTTTCAATATTAAATGTTTTATTGATAGTTATAGAATATGTTTCATTATTAAAAATATCTTTATTAAAAGAAAAGTTGTTAGTTTTAATATCACTAATTTTTGTTAATTTACTAAAATATTGTTGATATATATTATCTTTAACATTTATTAATTTATTAAGATAACATACAAAGATATCAAAATCATCATAGAATGTTTTTCTATTATTATTAACCTGAGTAAATATATCACTAATTTTATTAATAGTTTTATTTTTACCTAATAAAATATTATTATACTGTAATGTAAAATACAATTTATAGTTATTAGTAGAATTTATCTCATTTTTAAAAATATCAAAAGCTGATACAAGAATAGTTTTATCTAAATCGTCAAATTGTTTAGACGTACCATTTAAATTCAGATTTAAATACTGATTTTGGTTAGGTGCGTTAATATATTTTTTACTAGGTAAAACGTTTTTGTATTCCATTATATAATTTTAGAGTTTACTAAAAATCTTATGATATCTTTTGTATTTAGTCCTTTTAAGAAATAAAACCAGTTTGAATTATTCCAATTTTGAATAGCAGGGTCATTATTTTCTCTTTCTTGATTAGTTACATTTTTTATCGGTTCACCGGGATTATTTTGCCTTTTATATGACCCATTTAAACTAAGTTTTTCTTTAACAAATCCTAATTTTTGTTCTTCAAATAGAACTAATAAATCATTTTTGTTAATTTCTATGAAATCAGTTTTAATATTATCTCCATTAGCTAAAAATACGTTATTCTTAACTTTACCACCAATAGGATTATTATTATCTCTTAATCTAGTTTTTTTAACTAAATGTTCACATACTCTATTATTTGTATCTTTATTTTTAAGAACATACATAAAATTTAGAAAGTATAAACTAAGGTTTATCCATTGATTTTTAATTGCATAAGCTTTTACTTTTCCCATTTTAAAATTTCATAGTTATAATATCTTCTCTTATTTTAGAACTATCAATAGTATTGACAACTTTTATTTTTATTTCTTGTGTAGTGCCAGCTATTTCTGGTACTAAACGAATTAAATCAATAAATATAGTATCAAAATTAAGTGTAAAAGCTTTATATTTATCTTCATTATGAAGTATTTCTTCATAAGGAGTTAAATCATTTAAACTAGCCATTACACCATCAGAAACAATAGTATTTATATAAGGTAACATACTATCATTAGCAATTAAAGTAAAATTCCAGTTATTAGGTGGATAATAATAGTCAAAACCTAAACTTACCTTAGCTTTAATATTAAATAAACCTAATGTATAATCATTTAAATCAAAATAAGTTGTTGTGTTAGTACCTAATGTAGTCTCAGAATATAAATAAGTATCTATTTTTTTCAATGAATAATCAGGTGGTGGTGGAGGTAATACAGGTGGTTGCTGTGGTATTTCATCAATTAAAGATTCAAGATTAATTTCATCTTTTAAGTCATCGCCTAAAAATGTTATATGATTGTAAAAATCAGTATAATTATTATCTGTATTAGCATTTCTAATATAAGGTATTTCAGGATTATCATCTTCGAATATACCAGTAAATAAAATACCAGTTTGTTCATCATAACCTTTTAAAGTTGGACCTTCTATTAATTCACCTGCGATACTAACAGTTGAGCCTAAATCAGATGTAGGGTCAATACCATCATCATCAGTAGATTCATCTATTTTTGTAAAGGTAGGATTTTTAACATTTATTAATTGAGCTACACTATATATTTTATTTAATTCAAATTTATAGTGTTTCCAAATCCATTTTATATTAGAAGTAGAATAATCTATCAATTGAGGTATTTTTAACCTAATATTTGATGTTAATTTATTATATGCAGGATTATCAGGTTCTTGATTATTTTTAATATATAAATAACCTCTAAATTCAGTGAAAATTCCATTTGGATTATCAAATGGTACTTCAACTTCTCGACCAAATTCATTTGTTATTACTTTTTTTCTATTACAAGGTAATATCAGAATAAATTGCCCATTCTCTTGTAATAAAGTATATCTACTATCAGGTAAAAGATTAATGTCAGTAGTATAATCGTAATTTTGATAAATTTCATCAGTATCATTTACCAAATCATTATTTAACCTATCAGCATCAACATCAGGTATTTGATTTGATAAACTAAAGACTTTCATATCAAGTTCATTTGTAGTATGTGAATTAATAAATAAATCATCGGATAATTCACCTAAGGACATTAAAGCTTTATTTCTATCACAAGTACCAGTTTTACCTAGATAAACAACATCAAAAGCATTATAATTACCTTTACCACCTTTTAAAGTGCAATATCTATTCCTAAATAAAATAACATTAAAAAATGGTAAAATATTTTTAATTATTAGTTTTATACCTATTCTAAAAAGGGGTTCTTCAGTACATATTGACGTAGCTACTAAAGTACCTTTATTTACTATTGGTACTCTACCTATACCTAACGGTAAATTTAAATTTATATTAAATATATAATGAAGACCGGGAGTATCAATTTGATTCATACAATTTGCATTGATATTAATGATATTCTGACAAAAATTCATAATACCAAAGAATAATCTAAATATGATAGTATCTCCCCACCAGCTATTTTTTTTAGGTGTTATATGGTTTCCAACTATGGTTGAATATGGTGTTATTCTTTTACTTATATTAAAATCTAATCTATTAATACCAACATAATCAGTTTTATCGGTATCCTGTGTCCACAAAGGTTTAACAAATAAATTTGTTGTTTGTATATCAATATTAGGTAGTTTAGTTATATCATTGCTTGGAATAATTAAAGTACCATTTTCATCAAAAAAAGATGGTGATGCGCCTTGTGTTTTTAATTGTGACACTGACATAGAATATTTACCTATATCTGTAATATCACAATTCATAATAATTTGATGTTCAGTATTTGATGGTACAATTAAAATATAATCACCACTTTCATTGGTTAATGTACTATATTTAAAATATTTCTGATAAACTTCAAGTAATGTTTCATTTGAAACTATTTGTTCTTGTTCATTGAATGAACCAACAGGTGTTTTAGGTGTAGCACCAATACCATATTCATTATCAGGAAAATTATTAAAATAACGATTTCTTGAAAATTTAGGTAATAAATTATATATCTTACCCTCAGAATCTACATCAGTAGGAGTTTTAAATGGATATATTTTTTGACTTTGTATAACTTTAAGGTCTTCTAATGTTTTAATTTCTGTTAAATTATTTTCTTCCACAGGTATAAAAACACTAATTCTACAATTAGGAACACCAGTACCACCATTTGCTACTACTCTACCAACTATAATACCATAATTACTATCATAATATTTATATAAATCTTTTTGAAAAAGCTTTAAAGATAATACATCTAAAGACTCAATTGTATTATCTAATTTAACGTTAAGATACGTTTGTTTATTATTAAAAGTAATTCGTTTAGATTGATTTTGTCGATTTATTTTTATTTTATTTACTGACGACATAGCTTTTTAATAAATAGTTTCTTTCTATTTATTAAAAAAAGTAGATTGGCAACTAAAATCAAATATAGAAATTTTACACCTACTAATGTAAAAGATGAAACGTCTTTATCATTTTTTAATGATAATTTCGGTGATATATTCAATGGTGGTAGTATCAAAATATCAAAAAATACTTCACCTACAAGTTTACAAATAAACACGCAAAAACTCATTACAACTAAAAAGAATGTATCAGTCTCAAATTATAAAATTAATAGTTTTGAGTCATTAGAAACTTTTGATGTTAATGAAAAATTAAAATTAAATTATGATAAATCAAATCTTGAAAATTATAGTTCTTATGGTTCATTAAGAGAAAAAGTTCGTTATTCATTAAACGAAATATTAACTAAATTTCCTGGTGGTTTGTCTGTAAACTCTTATATTGATTCAACAAAATATTTTAATATAACTGATTACTCTTATAATGAAAATAAAAATGTTAGTTCATTTAAAATTTTTATTGGTTATATAACCAATCCATTTAATTTAAATTTTAATAGTACTATTACTTCTGATACATTAAATAATTTAGTATCATCTTATAATAAATATCAAGTTTTTCTTAGTGGAAGAACATATAACTTAGTTAATTTCACAGGGGTTACAGCTTCAAACCCTAGTTTCTTAAATTTTGATGTTGAAGGTGAGTTATTTGAAGGTATTACATCTTCAACATTATCAGTTGATTTTTTAATTAGACCTAGTGATTCTGAGTTTAATTTATTTTATAAAGGTTTAAGTGATTTAGCTGCTTATCTTCTAAATAAAAATACATCACCAATATATACAGCAGAATTTAAAGTTTCTGAGTTGGATGATGATGGTAATTTAATTGTTGATTCTAAATTTTTAACATTTCCTGTTTTAGCTGATGGATATAATTTAGATGTTATAACAAATAGGTATAATTTATATATTGATGAATTATTTGATGCCTGTGATAATTATGATACTATTAAATCAGATTTAATTTTAAGAAAATTAATACCTAAAAGTATTTTAGACTTTGATAGAACATCAAATAATAAAATTGAAAAGGTTTTGAGAATATACGGAAATGAAATAGATGAAGTTAATAAATTCATAGATTCAGTTTCATATATTAATAGATTATCATATGATAAAATAGATAATGTACCAGATTTATTAGTTAAAAATCTTGGTAATACTCTAGGTTGGGAAACTTTTAGTATTGTAGATGAAAACGATTTATTTGAATCTGTATTCGGTGATTCTATACAAAGTGAAAAAAGTATATCAACAGTAATATCTGATGTTGATATTGAATTATGGAGAAGAATTTTAATCAATAGTTTTTGGTTTTTAAAATCAAAAGGTACTAGAAAGGCTATAGAAACAATTTTTAAATTCATAGGTGCGCCTGATTGCTTGATTAATTTTAATGAATACATATATACAGTAGAAGGAAAAATTGATTTAAATAGCATCAATATATCAGAATTAAAACTTAAATATAAAGACTTACCATTTGACTCTGAAGGTTATCCAAAAGCTCCTTCTGAAAATACTGATTTATATTTTCAAAGTAAGGGTAATACAGATGGTGGCCAAACATATATTGATATTTATAGGAAATTAGGTTTTAATGTTAATAAAACTATTGATAATAAAAAATCTTGGGTTTATACATTATCTACACAAACTAGAACTGATATTAGTAAAAACACTAATTATACGGTTAATTCATCTAAATTAGTACTAAATACAAAAGAAATATCATTATCTTTTGATATAGCAAAAGCTATTGAATGTGATGTTTATAACTTTAATAAAGTATATGATTTTCCTGTTAGTTATTCAGGTAGAGCATTACCTTATCCAAATGTTAAATTGGATATTACCGGATTAACATTTGCTCAATATGTGGATTCTGTTTACAAAAATTTTATTGATGTTAAGAATAGAAAAGTTATTAAATCGGAAATAGGTATTCAATACCCAACATTAGGTAAATTATATTATGATTATCTAAATGCTATTGATATTATAGGTATTGATTCAAATAAAAGAACTTTTAGACAAATATTAGATTATATTGATAAAATAGATATTGTTTGGTCTAAATTTATTGACCAACTTATTCCAGCAACGACTATTATTGGTGAAACCGGGGGTCTAATACGAAATACAGTATTTGGTAGACAAAAATTTGCTTATAAACATGGTATTGATGATGGTTCTGAATTTACTAAAAAACAACTTGATGAGTTAAGGTCTAACAATGCTCTATGTGTTGTTTCATCAGAAACATACAAGACTATTGAATCTGAGGTTTCAATGGTTTCAATGAGTAGTAGTTTGACAGCTAATACTGATAATACAGTATTCAGTTTGATATATAATAATGTTAATATCAAACCTAAATATTCATCAAATAGTTTTGTTTTTGAAACACCTAAATTTAATGTTAGTGGTGCTACTAAAATTGATTTATCATCTTTAACTAATGGTTCTAAATATATATTTAATACTAATACTGCACACACTTTAAGTTTTATTTTTACATCAAATACTGAATTTTTATCATCAACAACAAATACATTCAACTATGAATTATTTAAATATGATAATACTATTACAGGTTTTAATAAAAATGTTTTATATAGCGGTTTAAATTTAAACCTTAGTGGTTATGTAGATAATAAAATAACAGATTTAATATCAAATAATATATTAGAATCTGATAGTGAGTACATTATTAAACCTTATTTTAATTTTTACTCACCATTACCATCATCAAATACATTTAATATAAACACAGCTTATACTTATTATGATGATTTTAAATTAAACCGTTATATTTCTTATAGTTCTTCTACTTTTTATAAGAATAATAATACTTATACTGGATTAAATTTAACCACAAAAAGTAATTTAAATAACCTTAACACGGATTTTGGTATTTATGAAAAAAATAAAGATTATTATTTCTTATCTTTTTCAAATCCAGAAAAACCATTACTTAATTTTCCTTTAGCTCAAAGTGGTAATACTAATTTGATTGTTGAAAGTTTTATTATACCTAATAGTGGTTTCACAGGCTTCACATTAACTAATCAGCCTTTGGGTGATATAATGGTAGCTGTTAATGGCGTAACTTTATTAAAAGATATTGAATGGTCTAAAGATAATACAGTTCAAATACCATCTTTAAGAGATAAAAGTTATTATTTATATAATAGTTTAACAAACTTATATGGTGATGTTTTAACAGTTACTTATCTTACCGCAAATCGTTCGATAGGTACTAGTTTTATAAATGAAACTATCGTATATTCAACTGGTAGTACAAAAATTATTTATAATACAGCAACAACTAGATATGATATACATCTTGATAATACTATTGATGTTAATAATGATATAGTATTAAGTTTAAATGGTGTAATACTTGCTAATGGGAGTGATTATACAATTAGTGTTTATAATAACGCAATTAGTGTTTTAAATTTTACTTTAGTTGATGGTGATGTTATTAATATATATTATACAAAAACTAATGATTATCTTGAAAATAGTTTGATTGAGGTAAATAGTAATCCATACACTATAAATTGGTTTACTAATCAACAAATTAAACCTAACATAAACGGTTATTTTGAACATCAATTTTATGATAATCAATATTATACTGGAACTACTATTTATTCAGCTAGAACAAACTATAATTATAACACTAATAGTTTTAATGAAACATTTGACTGGACTAATACGACTTTAATTCCCGGTAATACATATTATTATCAACTTTTATCACATAAAGAATATATAACAATTAATGAAATTATAGTTACTGGTGAAACATATAGTAACAAATATAGATTAAAAATACCATTATAATGAGTTTAAATTACAATAATTATATTAAAGAAAATGATTTACCTACAAATCTTGAAAAATTTATTTTTGAAGGTGTAGTGAAAAAGATTGATGACCCTAATGATACTGGTAGGATTCAAGTATTTATTGATGGTATTGATAATGGTATTGAATTAAATTCACTTCCATTTGCATATCCATTATTAGGTATTAATAATAAAATACCTTTAAATATAGGTGAAACCGTTAGAGTGTTTATTAAAGATTTATCACATTTGAATAAAAGCGATAATAATCGTTTATGGGTTGGCCCTATCTTATCAAATGAACTTTATCTACAAAAACAATCATTGAATAATCCTACATTAAATGATTCCGATTTTTATCAAATAGGTAATAATGATAAATTAGAAAAGAATATAACAACTGAATATAGGGGTAGAGGTAATACAAGATTAATATTTTCCGGTGATTCAACTAGTCTTATATCTAATTACTTAAATGATAAAAATGTAAATAATAAACCTACTTTAGTTTCATTAGAAAAAAATACAGCAAAAGTCATTTCAGATGATATATTTTTATTAACACGTAATTCAAATATAAATCCATCAGACCCTAATATAAAAGAATTAACACATCCATTAGTGTTTGGTGATTTATTAATTGAAATAATAAAATTACAAAATAATATTATTATTAATCATATACACCCACATTCACAAAAAGAACCTGTTAAAAGCAATGATATTAAAAAGCTTATTGAAATGACAAATAATATTGAAAGTATATTATCTAAGGGTATTAAAATAAATTAAACTATTTAGTATTTTTTTAATCTTCAATACTATTTATAATAAAATATTAAAAAGAATGGCACAATTAACTTTTAAATCTCCAAACGTAAAATTTTTAGAAAAGGCAGAACAAATTGTGACTCAGCAAACATTAGGTATTACTTCGTTAGGTTTAGTTGGTGAAACAACTATTGGTCCAGCGTTTTCACCTATTTTAGTTAGTAATAACTCTGAGTTTAGAAAATACTTTGGTGGGATGTCTACTGAAAAATTAGGTGATAAATATAAATATTTACTACCTTATTATGCTTTACCCTTCCTTGAAGAAGGTAATCAATTATATGTTAGCCGTGTTTTAGGTAAAACAGGTTATGATGCTGGTACTGGTTGGGCAATCACCGTTGGTGGTGGTCTTAATAAAGTAACAAGTGGTGTAACATCAATTAATACTGGTAGTAGTGTTAGTTTTACATCTAATAGTCTTACCTTAATATCAGGTATAACAATTACTAGTGTTGGACCTTATAGTACAGGTTTTATACTTAACAAATCTGGTTCAACATTTACTGGAACTAAAATAGATTTAAATGTAACTTATTTTGATAACGTATCTAAACCATTTTCAGGTACTTATGATTATACAGCAACAACAATATCTGGTACATCATTAGGTGAATATGATGATATGGTTGTCGCTATTATTAGAAGTAGAGCCGATTATATAGGTGATGATTTAAATTTTAAAATTAATGATTTAATACTTAGTGACGTATCATCAACATCAGGTAATCCATTTAATACACTTACTTTAAGTGCATCCGGTCCTTCTTTAAATGAAGTGGTTTCTTTTACATTAGACCCAGCAAAAAAATCATTTATCGGTAATGTATTAGGTTCACACCCTAAAGATAGTAAATCTAATTTGTATCTTGAATCAATTTATCCGGATTTACTTTCTAAAATTGGTACTGATGGTAGTATGTATAAAGTAAATGGGTTGGTTAAACTGACTGGTACATCATTTACAAATTATCATTCATCATACACTTCACCTGAAACACCTTGGTTAGTATCTGAGTTACGTTCAAATTCATTATTTAGATTATTTAAATTCGTTTTATTTAGTGATGGTGATTCAGCTAATAAATTAGTTAAAATTTCAATCGAAAATATTGACGTTATTAACAACTTATTTGATGTTGTAGTTAGAGATTTCAATGATACAGATGATAATCCATCGGTTTTAGAAATTTTCTCAAGATGTAATCTAAATCCAAATTCAAATAATTTTGTTTTAAAAAGAATTGGTGGTTCTTTATCTGATGATGAAACTACTTTCTTAGAAAGTTCAAAATCATCTTATATTTATGTTGTAGTAAATATTGACGCACCAATTGATGCTGTTCCTTGTGGTTTTGAAGGGTACAACTTACGCTCATTTGATAGTTCTCAAACTGGTAGTTCAACAGCAAAACCACCTAAAATTATTTATAAAACATCATACAGTACAACTGATAAAGTAGGTAAAACTTATTTAGGTTTATCTGAAAAAGGGTACACAACCGCAGCTAGAAAAGGTTTAGGTATCAATCAGAATTTATTTAACTTTAATGGTGCTGTAAATGTTACAACTTCTTATACTAAATCTAATGGGTTTCACTTAGATTCTGGTGCAACTGGTTCATTCACAAGTGCAACAGCGTTTATTGGTTCATTTGAAACTGGTTTAGGTGAAATTAGAGAGGCTGCATCAGTTTCAACAGGTGTTTACTCGGATATTAATAAGCGTAAATTTACAGTAGTACCAGCTGGTGGGTTTGATGGTTGGGATGTTCATAGAACATCAAGAACTACTGATGATTCTTACGGTCAAGGTGGTGTAAATGCATTTACTAATTCAGATTTTAATTCTTATGTTGAAGGTTTTGAAACTTTTGAAACTATTCAAAACTTCCCAATTAACTTGTTTGCTACACCGGGTATTGACTGGTATAATAATACATTGTTAGTTAAAGAAGCTATTAGAATTGTTGAAGAAGTACGTGAGGATTGTTTATATATTATTGATTCGCCTGATGTTAGTACTTCTGGTATTAATGAAAAATCAAATGTTATAGCTGAAAGGCTTGTATCTTACAAAGATGCTGCTGAATTAAATACTTCTTTTGGTTGTACATTTGCTCCATACGGTAGAAAACGTGATACTGATAATAATGTCAACGTTTGGATTCCACCTACTGGTGAAATTTTAAAGGCTATCGCAAAATCTGATAAAACTAATAACGCTTGGACATCATTTGGTGGTCTAAAACGTGGTAAACTTTCTAATTTGCAAGATGTTAAAACTGTTTTTAAAGATGGTGATTGTGATACATTATATCAAAATGATATTAACCCTCTTCGTAAATTTAGTGTTGATGGTGTTGTAATTTGGGGTAATAAAACCTTAGAATCAATTGGTGTAGGTGTTGATACTCCATTAAGTAGAATTGATGTTAGACGTTTAGTATTGTTTGCGAAACAAAGAACATATATTAAAGCTATTACGTTAAACTTTGACCCTAATGACCAAAATACTATTGATAGTGTTATTAGAGAAACTAATAAAGAACTTCAACTTATTAAAAATGATAGAGGTTTAGTTAGTTATACAGTATCTTTTGATAGTACTTTGACTACTCCTGAGGCTTTAGCTAGAAACGAAGCTTATTTCAAAGTAGAATTAACACCAACTGGTACATTAGAATCAATAGGTTTCACATTCTCAGTTAAACAAAGATAATAAAATTACTATATATAATTAAAAAGAAATAAAAATGGCAAGAGGACTAAGAGGTGTACCAATTAACAATGAACCCTATTTAATTAATAGGTTTGAAATGAGTTTTGATGATGGGAACCCACTGCAAAGTGGGGTTGGCCCAAACAATGATGTCACGTATCTAATTCAGATGACTGACAGACCTAAAATCAAGATTAACGATGTAAAAATCGATTTCTTGAATACTGAAGATTATGTTGCTGGTAAATATAGTTTCGAACCTATTACTTTCGAAATTCTTGATGTTATTGGACCATCAACAGCACAAAAAGTACAAGAATGGGTTAGATTACATATTGAACCACTTACAGGTCGTATGGGTTATGCTGCTGGTTATAAGAAAAATATTCGTTTATCTGCATTAGACCCTACACTTATAGGAACTCAACAATGGACATTGTACCATTGTCAAATATCAAATGTCGATTATGGTAATAACGATATGAGTTCAGATGAAGTACAAAAAATTAAAGTTACAATTCGTTTCCCTTATGCTGAATTGAACTATTAATATCTCATTCCAATATTTTAAAATTAAAAACCCCACCTTTTTGAGATGGGGTTTTTTATTGGGGTTTTATTAAATTTAAGCTGTACAACCAAAACAATCTATATCACCGTTAGAAGTTTTATTTTCTGTTGTATCGATAGCTAAGTGTGTTGTTTTCTTATCAACAGCCTCAGTTCTTAAATAATAAACACCCGTTTTAAGTCCTTTCTTCCATGCATAGAAATGCGATGAAGTTAACTTACCAATCGTAGGTGTAGACATATATAAATTCATACTTTGAGATTGGTCAATAAAAGCACCCCTATCCGCAGCCATATTAAGAAGTTCTTTTTGTGGTATTTCAAATACTGTTCTATAACGTTCTTTAATATCATCATCTAAAACAGGAATATTTTGGATAGAACCCTTGTTTTTAATAATTTCATTTCTGATTTCATCAATCCAATAGCCTCTTTCAGATAGTTCTTTTACTAAATATTTATTGATAATAATGTGTTCGCCACCAATACCTGCTCTGGTATAAATATTATAAGTAAACGGTTCAAAAGATTCATTAGAACCAATGATAATTGCTGAACTAGCAGTAGGCATTGCACCTGTAACTAATGAATTAGCTAACCCATATGTTTTAATAGAATCTTTTAGTGAATCCCAATCATAACCACAAAGTAAATCATCTTTAGTTAACCCCCACATATCAAATTGTAAAATACCTTCTTCATATGGTGAACCTTTGAAATATTTATAAACAATACCATTTTCTTTAGCTAATCTATTTGACTCTGTTAATGCTGCAAAATAAATAGTTTCAAATATCATTTTATTTAATTTCTTAGCTTCTTCCGATGTAAAACTAAGTTTAAGGATAGCAAATACATCAGCTAGACCTTGTACACCAATAGCAATAGCTCGTTGCTCTGAGGCTCCTTTACGGGCTTCTACTGTTGAATATTCATTGATATCAATGAGGTTATTTAAAGACTTTACAATAATTCTTGTACTTTCGATTAATTTAGCAAAATCAAATTTACCATTTTTAATAAATGATTGTAATACTAATGAACTAAGAATACATTGTGCTGTTGTTTCAGGGTCGGAATATTGTACGATTTCTATACAGTTATGTACTAATATATCATTAGCAAAGAAATTATGATTTTTTTCGACAGTTATATCATAAACTGGAATATTTGTTGTTAATTTGTTAATTTTTATACCCATTTTAATTTAATTGTTTTAAATTTGTTAATATGTTTTTTAAATAAATAAATTTTAATCCCTTTTTTTCGCAATAGCGTTTTGCCGCTTTAATTTTAAATTCTTCATTCTTTTCACCTTCTTTACCTCTAATAAAACCTTTTATTTCTAGCATAATTTTAAGGTCCGGTAATATAAAATCAGGTAAATAATATCTATGATTATCAGTGACTAAATATATCGGTTCATATTCGTATTTTATTTTATTTTCTTCTAAAAATTGAATAGTTTTTTCTTCCCAAGAACTTCTAAAACTTATAATACTTTTATTTAAACAATATTTAGTATTAATTAAACCCTTTTTAAAATAATTAGTTTTACCCATATTGCCGTTATTTTTAATAGCAATAATTGAAATTAAACTAAGCATTTCACTATATATTTCTTCATAATTTTTATTATCTAATTTAATATTTAAATATTTATTTTTGAAATATTCATATAATTCTTCATTTTTATATTTATCATTTTTTAAAAATTTTTTAATTTTATTTATTCTAAATTCTTCACTTTTATTTCTTTTTGATATGTATTCACAGTATATATTATATACTTCTTCATCAGTTTTATTTTCAATATTAATATTTTTATTTTGTAAAAATTTTTTCTTGAAATTAATACTTTTATTTTGTTCATTTTTTATTTTTCTAAAATTATCACCTCTATCGATACCCAACATTTTTATTTTCATCATTTCAGAATGTTTAGGTCTTTTCTTACCTTTAAAAGGTATTATCATATATTTTAATTTAGTTTCTAAATCTTTAAAAATAAAATTCGTATTATTCCATATTTTGTAAATACCATCATTTGAATATTTATCAGTGAAATCTTTAAAAGATTTAATATTTTTATTATATAAAAATTTTAAAGCTCGGTAATATTCTTTTTTATTCATGATAGTATTTTGTAAATGTGTTTTTAACTCATTATCAAAATTAATTAAAAATTCTTCATTATCGTATAATAAATCTATTCTAGTATAGCGTTGTATTTCCATTTCTACTATTTATAGTAAATAGTAGAAATTTATGTGTTGTTTTAAAAATCAACACATAAATTATCACTTTCTAACAAATCTTTTGCCATTACATATCCTCTATTTTTGGTAAAAATTTTATGTTCAGGGGTGCAAATTATTTTTTTACCAGTCTCATCATCAATAATTTCTAATACTTCCGCTTTTTTGGACATTAAAGCACCGTTAGTTATTTTTTGATACTCAATTGTATTAGTTTTAATATCATAAGATTTAACAAAAATATCTTTTATTTTAAGTAATTCAATACAAGTTTTTATATCGATTTTTTCATTTTTTTCATCAATAATAACATCAAGTACAGTATCTTCACTTAAACATAAATTAGAACTTTTAATGGTACCAATATTTTTTTGTGCTGACTTTCTATTTACATGGTCTTTAAATCCAATATAAGGTATACCAGTTTCAATTTGAGATTCACAAATTTTATACCAAAGGTCTTGTGCTTTAATTTTTTTACCGATTCCCAATTCAACAGCTTTATTATATTCAGTTTTAAAATCTTCACCATATAATTCATAGAAAGGTCTTAATCCAGCTTTTTTAATATCATTAGGACAGAATAGATGCCAATCAGAATCTTTCTCAACAGCCTCCATAAATAAATCACAGGTCCACATAGCACTGAATAAATCTCTTGCTCTTAGTTCTTCTTTACCTGTATTTTTTCTAATATCAAGAAGGTCAAAAACATCTTTATGCCAAGGTTCAAGATAAATTGCCGCTGCACCGGGTCTTTTACCTTTTTGGTTCCAAAAACGAAGTGCTTCATTAACAACTTTAATGTATTTCAACAATCCACCTGCTTTACCAGAACCCTTACCTACTGATGATTCCTTAGAACGAATATTATGCATAGCTAATCCAATACCTTCGGCTCTTGATGAGCTAACAGCGATATTATTAATGGTTTTAAGCAAGTCCTCAGTAGTGTCGCCCTTATTAAAAGTTAAGTTGCACGATATCAAACTCTTAACATCAGTACCAGCATTAATTAAAATAGGTGTAGCCTTAGAAATATATTTATTTGATAATTCATAATATAGTTCAAGTATATCTTCAATTTTTTTATGAATTGTTAAAGCAACCCTCATAAACATTTGTTGTGGTCGTTCAACAACTTCATCACCTAATTTTAATAAATACACTTCTTGTAATCTAGTCCAACCAAAATAATCTACACCATAATCTTTGGTGTAATCTAGTTTGTCTTTAATATCCTGATAATGAGTTTTAAGATTTTCATAAAAATCTTCATCTAAAGCATCTGCTTTATATAATTTTTTATAGACTTTCATTATGTCATCTTCAGTTTCTTTATGTAATCTACTAATACAAATATTTCCAGCTAATATTGAATAATCTGGATGAATCATTGTCATTGATGCTGATGTTTCAGCAATCAAATCATCAATTTGTTTTGTAGTCATATCATCAGCTATACCTTTCATAACTGAAAAGAATAATTTATCAGTATCAATATTTAAATTTACTGATTGTTTTTTAATTCTATTACGAATTTTATTAGGGTTAAATTCTGTTTTTGTTCCGTTTCTTTTTGTAATAATCATAATTAAAAATCTTCTTCAAAACTTATTTTATCAGTTAAATTGGCTTTTTTATATTCATTAGGTCTTCTTTCAAAGAAGTTTTTCTTACCTTGCAAAGCAATATTATTCATAAATTCAAAAGGTTGGGTAACATTAAATTCTTTTGAACAACCTAACTTTACTAAAAGTTGGTCAACAACAAACTGAAGATACTGAATCATAAGTTCTTTATTCATACCAATTAATGATACAGGTAGTGAATCACTAACAAATTCTTTTTCAATCTCCAACGCTGATAAGAAAATTTCACGAATTTTCTCTTTAGATGGTTTATTTTCGATGTGATTATTTAATAGATGGATAGCATAATCACAATGCATACCTTCATCACGAGAAATGAAATCATTTGAATCACACAGACCCGGCATTAGTTGTCTTTTTTTCAACCAAAAAATTGAACAAAATGACCCTGAAAAGAAAATACCTTCAACTGCTGCAAAAGCAACTAGTCTTTCTGCAAAACTATCAGATTTAATCCAATCTAAAGCCCATTTAGCTTTTTTAGCTACAATAGGAAGTTTTTGTAAGGCATTAAAACATTCCATCTTTTCCGTATGGTCTTTAATGTAAGTATCAATTAATAAAGAATACATTTCTGAGTGAATATTCTCCATCATAATTTGAAATCCATAAAATGCCTTGGCCTCAGGATAACCAACTTCTCTAAGGAAGTTTTCAGCTAAGTTTTCATTTACAATACCGTCTGATGCAGCAAAAAATGATAAGATGTTTTTAATAAAGAATTTTTCATTTTCAGTTAATTTTTCCCAATCTTTCATGTCGTTAGATAAATCAATTTCATGAGTTGTCCAAAAAGCAGCCTCAGCTGTTTTATATAAATCCCATAAGTCTTGATGTTGTATTGGGAATAATACAAATCTATTTTCGTTTTGTTCTAATATTTTTTCCATTTGTTTTAAGATAAAAAATCCCTGTATTTTTGTATTACAAATATACAGGGTTTTAAGTTATTTTATAATGTTTTTGTTTTAATTATCGAATTTTCGCCAAATAATATTCCAAATAAAAGAAATAAAAAATAAAGTAAAAGCGATTATACTAATCCACAAATAAGTTATTTCACTTATCACTATTGTTTCAAAAATTCTATCAATAATTGTTATAGGTAATATAATACCTAGAAAATAAAGAGCATATTTTGGTATTCCCCAAAAAGTACCTCTAAATAATTTATTTAGCATTTTCACATTCATAATCTTCAAAAATTTTCGTAATAAGTTTAATTAATTCATTTCTAACTGAATCATTTTCTGTAAAGGTTATAATTTCAATAGCAGGATTAACATTTTCAAATCTTTCAACAACCATTTTCAACCCATTGTCTTTTTTATTTTTAGCATCTATCTGACGAACATCACCAATTATAATACATTTACTATCATTTTCCATACGTGTCATAATAGTTTCAGCATTTTTTACACTAACATTTTGAAATTCATCAATAATTACAACACCATTTAAACTTGTACCTCTAAGATTTGTTATAGGGAATATTTCAATAATTTGTTCTTGTAGTAATTTATTAATAATTTCAACTGGTAATATTTTTTCCAATTGAATTGTATATGAAGCTAATACATATTTTAGTTTTTCATCCACATTACCGGGTAGAAACCCGATATCTTCACCTTCAAGACCTTTAACAGATTTGAAAATCGTTATTTTAGTAAATGTGTTAGTTTCATCTCTAAGTAAATTTAAAGCGCACACTAAACTTAGATATGTTTTACCAGCACCAGCAATACCACTAGCTATTACATATTTAACAGATGGGTCTTTTATAGTGTTTTTAAATTTTTTTTGATTTTCAGTTTTGCAATCTAATTTAATTTCGTTTGGTAAAATATTTAATATTAGTTGTTTTTTGTTTTTGAGTTTGGTAGCCGGGTCTACATCTACAATTCTATTTTTCTTTGGTTTTCTTTCACTCATAAAATTTCTTTTAAGTAAATAGTTCTTGTAGGTTCTGTTTTTTTAGGAAATTTAATAATTCGGTATCTATTTTTTCTATTTCACTATCATTGATTTTCATTTTTTGTTTTATCTGCTTATCACTCAAATGTTTCAGATATTTGAATTCAAAATATTTTTTTAAAGAAATATTTTCACAATGCATCATATTATCTTTAACGGAATTGAACATTTCACTAATATTGTAATTCATCATATAATTACAATCAGTATTTTGTTCAAAAGGTTTAATATTTTTAGGTTTAACATTTATTTCTTCATCAAGATATTGATATTCCTCAGGTGTATTTATACTAGTAAATAAATTTTGTGGTATTCTTTTTTTTCTATTTATTTTTCTAAGATAATCTACAAAATTATTATTAGCGGTATTAAATACATAATTATCAAGAGTTAGTTTATTATATTTCTTACTTTTATAATTTAAAATAACCTTAGTTATAGTTTCCGCAGTTAAATCTCTGCTAAGGTCGTAATTATTAGTTTTGGAAAAAAACAATCCAAAAATTTTACTGTTATATTTTTTATATATAATATTTTCATCAACTTCTCTATCAACTACCATCTAGTTCCATAATACAAATCTAATTTTATTGTAAAAATTCCTTTAATAATACTATTATACCATTTTTTCCTGAGGTTTTTAATGTTTTATTCAAATCATCATTATTAGGATAATCAAGATATTTTACATTTATATTATATTTTTCTAAAAATTCTTTGATAGCTATAGTCGAATTAATTGAGTTCTGATTGGTTTTTTTAATAGCATCTTTATTTAGACAAATAACAACATTAGGTTTATATGTAAGAATCTTGTCTGATAATAAAGGACTTAAAGCTTTACCATTTAATATAATAGTATTCAAAGGTAATGATTTAGCTTCAAAATATCCTTCTACTAAATAAATAGTAGAATTCCAATTTATATTATGTTCGTTATAAATAATCTCGTTTCTAGGTACATTTGAATTAAGATATTTCTCATTACTATTTTTATCATAGTTCCTAGTAAAAAAGAAATTTAATCTCCCATTAATATCATAGGTGGGTATAATAATTCTTTTTTTATAAAAACCTTCAAGACAAAAACCGATATTATCTTTTAATATGGTTTTTTCATCTAAACACCTATCTATTGTTAGATAATTATAAGCCTCTAAATGTTGTGGATTATTTTTATCAATATTTTTGAATGATATAAATTCTTTTGGTAATCTAAGGTATTTTTTTCTATTCTTTATTACCAGAATATCATTTTCTTTTTCTTTATACCTTTTTATTAAATCTGAATCACCATATTTTCTTACTAATTTAAATAACTCACCTGATATACCACAAGACCAGCAATGGTAAAGCTTCTTATAAGGTATTCTAGGATTTTCATTATTTAATGTTATTTCGAGATTATATTTATTATCAGGAACACCAAAATTATTTGAAGTACAATTAGGGCAATTGTACTTCAAATTTGTTCCGATATTTTTATTTTTTTCTCGACCTAATAGTTCATTTAATATATCATATATCATACTGACATTTTCCTAAGTTTTTCTAAGCTACGATTTTGAACTGATTTAACATGACTAACACTTCTACCTAATTTCTCTGCTAAAACCTCTGTATTCAACTTCTGACCTTTCAACCCATATAAACCTTCAATAATAGTTCTTTCTTCGCCTGTAAGTCTTTTTAAACGTACTGATAAGAATTTTTTATTGTACTCATCATCATAAACATTTGTAAAATCAGCATCAGGATTAGGTACAACATCTATTAATTGTGTTTCATCTGTTTCAGATAAAGAAGAATCTAAAGATTTAAAATTTAAAAAATCAGATATTTCTAAAGATTTAAGTTTTGATTCGTTAGTAGTGATGTCTTCATTCAAGTTATTTTCAACCATTTCTAAGGTACCATCAGTTTCATACTCTTGATAAATTTTGTCACGTTCTTTATTTATATTATGGTATAACTGAGTTTTATCATTTGGTTTTCTAATAACTACATTATGTTCTGAAATATGATATAAAATACTCTGGTTTATATAACTAATAGCGTATGTAATAAACCTATAACCTTTAGTTGTATCAAATTTATCTAACGCCCTCATTAAACCTACCATACCATTAGAAATATGGTCCTCAAAAGTTAAAAAAGTGTTGTTAGAATAATTTTTAGCTGCACTAATAACTAATTTGATGTTACTTAATATCAGTATATTTTTAGATTCTTGATTACCTTCTTCTCTGTATAATCTAAAATGTTCAAGTTCTTCTTCAGCGGTTAAAGGTCGATATTTTTTTAAATCATTGAATAATCTAACGGTATTTTCGGTTCTGTTAGTTATTTTAACGTTTTTAGTGTTAAGTTGTTTCATTTAGCTCTCTCTTGTAAAATTGTTATACATTCTAACCATTTGTTTTCTATTAAAACAACTTGATTATCTAAAATGTTACTCAAATTTAAAAGATACTCTTTATTTTTTTCAATATGAAACATAGAGGTATTTTCTGTTATAGAATCTTTAACATTCTTTACTTGGGTAAGATACTCCGTTTTTAGTTTTTCTTCGAAATCAGCTAATGTATTAACATACTCTACCAAAGTAGCGTTATTCATTTTTTCTAAATCAAATTTAGGAGTTCTTAAAATCTCAATAGCTTTATCATTCATAATCTAATATACATAATTATTCGATAACAGCACCGCCATTACCAAATGAAATCGTTTGTCCTTTGACAAATACTGGTGTACCATCAGCAGTTGCACCCTGAGCCTCAATAGCTATACCCGGTTTAATAGATGTTGTTATTGCTGAATTAACTTGTATTTCTTCTAAAATATATTTTATTAAATTATAAACTATTTTATCTTCTATATTTAATGAACCATCATCAAGATTACCAACTGGTAAACCAAGTTCTTTTTTTAAATTAATATATTTTTCAAAAACAACATTAACAGACATACCATTCCTATTTTGACTATTAACAATCAATTGGTCAGGTATTTCATTTAATTTAATAGGTGATTTTCTTTTTAATACCTTATTAATTTCTTTAACATTGTTTTTATTACTTATCATTTTAATATAAAGAGTTAATAATATTAATTCTATTTTCAGTTCTTTCCCTTAATAATTTAGTTATAACTTGTTTTGTAAGAGTTTTTAATATCGCTAATACTTTGTTAAGTAGAAAACAATTAATTATATCACTTATTTGGTCAAAAATATCAGTAAAAAACGTTGAAAATTCTGTATAAAATATATCTATTCTAGGGTTTATATTTATATCGGGAGTTTTTAATTTACTCACAATATATAAAATAAAATTAAATTTAGGGTCTGATAAAATTGCTATTAAAATCGACTTTAATATATTTTTAATTAGATTTTTTTTTATATTTTTATTAACATTTTCATTACTAATAACATTACTTATTTGCTCAGTAATAACACTAACAGGACTTTCGCTATTATTAACTAAATTAATGGTTTCTTGTGAAACATTTATTTGTTCAACTTCACAATTAACTAATATATCTAAACCAACTTTATTAATCAAGTCATCATAATCACTTAAAACTGTTTTTAAATTAATTTTATAGAACTGTTTTTCAACATCATTAATATAATTATCGCTAATTTTATTAATCATACTATAATTTAACTTATTATCAGATGTACTTAACTTGAATATACTACCAAAAAGTATATTAAATAAATATTTTAAAGTAATTTCTTTATCTAAAAAGACTAAATTAGAATTAACCAATAAATCTTCTATTAATGTAAGCAGATTAAACTCATTTTTTAGTAATACTCTTATTTTTTGATTTATAATATCAAAATTTAATTTAAAAAAGGTATTTTCAACATCAATATTAGGTGATTTAAGTGATGTATATATTAAATTATTCAATTCATCCGGTATAAAATTATTATCACGGAATAAACCTATTTTATCAATAAATGATAGTGGTATTTCTATTGGTATATTAGTAAATATTGGGTTAATTTTTTGATTTTCATCAATTCCTTTACTTAAAATATTAAAAAATATAGATTTAACCGATTGATTAAGTGTTGGTGTTAATTTTGTTAATATTTCGTTTAGTATTTCATCAATATTAGCGGAACCTACAATTGTTTCTATTATATATAACAAAAAATCAAAAGGATTATTAGTGTTTAAACTATCAAAACTATAGTCAATATCATTTCTATCAACGATTGTTGAATAAAATTTAATTGTGTCTATTATATTTTGTTTTGAATTTAATAACATTTTATCTACCTAATTTTTTTATTGTTACCTTAATATCTGTGGTATATTTTATCTCAAACATACCATCATTTGTATTATATATAATACCTTCATTCGTATCTATTTCATTAGTTGTACTATCTTTAATACCAATACTTAAGGTATCATCTGAATAACCATTACCAACTAAGTTGAATATTTTAAAACCGTTTATGTTAATCACATTTGGTATATTATTGATAACTTCATATAATTTACCTACATAAATATTTTCACCCATATTATTTTTATAAATTGAATGAAATTTATATAACTCTTTCGTTACATTTGTTATGATATTAAAGTCATTTGATGTATTATTATCAACTAAAACTGTTATTTCATAACCTAAATTATAAATTCTACCGTCCCTAACTTCTACATAATCATTTAACATTCTATTATCAGATAAATATTCGGAAATATTCTCTTTTAATAAATTTGTTGATGTATTATTAAGTTTATTTTCCGAATCTAACCCCAATATTGAAATTATAACCTTATTATCTTCTTTTGAAGCGATAAATTTAAATGGCATACCATATTTACCCGGCATATTATAAATATTACTATAATAATCTAAAAGAGTAACACTTCTGTATTGGGCTAAATTATTATATTTTATGAAATTTCTTAATTCATCAACGGTTAAAGAATCTCTACCACCAAAACTAGGAATTGGGTTATTAACTGTTATACTATTTCTAACCGTTTCATTTAAAGTAGGGTTAATACCATTAATTTCAATTATTGGATTTGATATAGAATTAATACTACCAGCAGGTACGTTAGTTTCTGCACCACCACCTATCCTATATTTTATAAATAAAGTCGAATTAATTGGAAGTGTTTCACCTAATGCAGTATTGTAAAGATAATTGGCTATTTTACTAGTCGTTTTAATATTGTTGAGACTATCAGTAAAATTAGGTAAATCACCATTACCACCACCAAAAGTTAATCGACATACACCGTTTTCGTTGAATTCTTTAATGAATTTTTTAGTTGCAGCATACCATTTACCCTTTTTAAAAGATTGATTGGATTGGAAAGATTGGTCATCAATAAAAACATTTGGTTGAGCTAATGAATCAACCTCAAAGTATCTTAAACTAGTATCATTAAATTCTGTCTGAGTAGGTGTTTCGGTTATAACACCTGTTTTAAGTATAACACTTTCAATTGATAAAACATTCAAATCTGGTAAAATATATGTAGCAAATGGTCTACTAAGATTTTCATCAATTAAAACATTCGCTATTTTTGTACTACCATTATAAACAATTTCTCTTTTAGTTATAACATAATTCACTATTTGGTTTAAATTATTTGTTTCAGGTATGATAGTTCTATTAGGTAAACCATCAGTAGAATATTCATTACTAAAATCAACATCATCAATTAATTCAAACGCTACTGTATTATTACTGTTAAATTGTGTACCAGCTTTAATTATTGGTAAATACTCTCTTGAATATGTATCACCATTTGCGGGTACTCTAACTGTAATATCAACTAATGTAATAGCAGCTTTTTTATTGAAAAGTTTAACACCTAAAGTTTGAGCTATGTTAAAAAGAGATTTTTTTAATTGAGCGTTTTCAATTTGTGTTTCTTGAACACTTCTATCTAAATTATAATATAAAGCTTCACTTGATGCAGCCAAAATATCAATAAAAACACTACCTACAGAATTATCCTCAAAATTATTAAAAACATCCGGATAATTCAATTTAATATTGTTTTTAATATCCTCTTTAATTTCAATAAAATTACGCTTATTATAATTAAATTTCATACTAGTTTTATTGTAAATAGAATTTTATTTTTTTACTATTTATAATAAAAATATGCCTAGAAATAAAAGAGAAAATATCACATTAACTTTTGAATCTCTCGAAAAGGAATTGAATAGGGTTCGTCGTGAACAAGAATACACACGTTTAACTGCTATTAAGAAGTTGAATGTAATAGAAACTATTCAAAGCGAACTTACTTCTAGTGACTTAGAAGATGATAATGGTGAAACTCAACTACAAATTATGCAAGCACTTGAAAATTCAAGTAGTAACGCTCTTAAATGTCTTAATGATATTAATAATAATAGTTTAAAGTTTGTTGATGTTATGAAGACTGCTATTAAAATTAAAGAGGAGGTTGAATTTAAGAAAAATAAAGATGCACCAAAAGATAAAGAAACTGAAAGTACTGGTGTAATGTCATTAGATGACCAAAAAAGTTTAAAGGAGTTACTTGATGGTTTAAAATAACTCCTTTACTTTATTTCGATATTTTTCATAATCAAAACAATTAGTTAATGATGTTTTAAACAAAGATAATGTCCTATCTTCATAAATACCGCTATCTATTGTTAGATTAATTGGATTTCTATTAAAAACAAAATTTAAATTAATTTTATATTTATTAATTAGGTAATAACTTAAATTAGCTAGTGAATCATACTGTTTTTCAGTATACATTTCACATCTATTGTAAGTTTTATTTGTATGTGTTTTAAATAAACCAGTTTTTACTTTTTCTAAAGGTATTTTCTCTCCACACCAACTTGAAAAAGTTTTATCCTCATTATTATATTGATTTTCTTCTATATAACCTGAATTAGTTAATGCTATTAATATAAATTCTTTATTATAAGTATCAAATTCTTTAAATTCAGCAAAATAATTAGAATATTGATTTTCTTCTAATATCTTATAAACAACACCATCATCATTTATAATGAAATTAGGATGTTTTTTATTCCAATTTAAAATTTCAATATATTTTTCAATATCTTTAACAGGTGTATTATATAATAATATTGATTTCCTAACTGATGTTGTATTAAAATCGCCTTTCTGTAAATATTTTCGATTAATTTCTAATTCTAATTGCATAATCTTTTGATTACCAATAAATTTGAAGTTACGTCTTTTGTACAATATTGTACAATTCTATCTATATCATTATATATATAGTATATTGAATCGACTTGGGAACCATCAATATCATCTTTTGATGTTTCAATACCTAAAAATTCACATAGAAGTTCAAGTGATATATTATTCATTCCACCAAATGCCCATAAAGTTTGTGTATCTCTTATACTAGCAGATAATTCCCAAGGTTTTTTATCATGAATCTGAAGTATAGAAGGTATCTGAATATTATAAAGATAAGCTCTTTTATTAATAAAAGGTATATCAAATTTAACTATGTTATGTCCACAAATAATTCTAGGTTTACCAGCAATAAAAGTATAAAATTTGCTAATAATATCTTTTTCATTACCTAAAAATGATTTAGTTTGTATTTCCCCATTTAAATAACCAGCAACACAAATACAAATTATTTTTGAAAATTCAGCCATAAAAACAGCTTTTTCTTTATATACTTTTTCTTCAGCTTCAAGCACCGAATCAACATTTTTTAAAACCTCATTTATATCTTTTTCAAACCTTTTTTGAAAAATTTTATACAAATTAGGTTTAATTCTTTCTAATTCATATATATTTTTATATCCAGTAACGCACTCAATATCAATCGTTACATATTTATCTAATTCAACTGTTTTAAACATACTTTTTTTCTAATATACTTTTTTTTCTTAATAATTATCTATTGTTGTGAGTTCCTTTTGTTTTGTAAGGTCTCTCAGTGGTCTTCGATTTCAGCCCCGCCAATAATTTGTTATAAGTTCCTTTCGTTCTGTAGTGTCTCTCAGGATACTAGATATTAATTCTTCGATTTCATAGTAATTATCTCTATTTTCATTCTCAAAAAACTTCCAAATATAATTATAGCTTAACACAAATTCATTAGTTTTTGGGTTGTAGTATGATAACCCATAACTTCTATGAATAATATCAATATCATAGTAGATATCCATACAAACAACTCCATCAAAGAGTTTGTCAAGTAGTAGTTCTTTTTGTTCTTGTGTGTAAGTCATATTTTATTGTTTTGTAAGTTCCTTTCTTTTTAGACAGCATCGAGCAATATCCATCCAAGCGTTAGTTGTGAGTTCCTTTCGTTCTGTAGTGTCTCTCAGGATAGGCTCAATTAAGTATTTGATTTCTTGAAAATTATATATATTTTCATTCTCAAAAAAATGCCAAATATTACTATAGCTTAACCAAAATAGACTAGTTTTTGGGTTGTACCATGATTTTTTATTATTTATATGTGTAATACGAATTGTATCATATATATTAAAAAAAACAACTCCATCAAAGAGACGGTCAAGTAGTAGGTCTTTTTGTTCTTGTGTGTATTTCATATAATATTATTTTGTAAGGTCTATTAGGGTAATAGATATTATTCGTTTCTTTTCGAAAAACATGGTCTTAAAAATAACGAAAAATTATTTCTTGAATTGTAATATTCGGATTTTTAAGTCGATATTCGCTCCATTCTATTGAAGTATAGCGTTGATGTGTTTTAATTCCCTCTCGTTTTGTAAGGTCTATTAAGATATTAGATGTTAATTCTTCAATTTCTTGTTGATTATCATTTTTTTCATTCTCAAAAAATTTCCAAATATTACTCCAACTTAATCTAAAAGTATTACTTCCAAATATATAATATGATATATTACTATTTTTATGTATAATTTCAATATTATTATAGATATCCAGACAAATTACTCCATCAAAGAGTTTATCAAGTAAGAGGTCTTTTTGTTCTTGTGTGTAGGTCATATATTAATTATGAGTATTAGAACTATTGTTCTAAATTTTCAGTCGTAAGTTTTCAGTTCTAATATTTTTTTGTTTTGTAAGGTCTTTCAGGATATTTTGTGTTAATTCAATGATTTGATAGAAGTTATTTCTTTTTTCATTTTCAAAAAATCTCCAAATGTTAGGTTGACTTAACCAAAACTTGTTATATTTTAGTTGATATATTGAAAAAAAACGATTTCTATGAATAATATTGATATCTTCAAAAATATTAAAATAAACAACCCCATCAAAGAGATTATCGAGTAATAATTGTTTCTGTTCTTGGGTATAATTCATATTGTAAGGTATTTCAGGTTAAGAAAATCAAAAAGTAATTCAGGAAGCGTTGTGAGTTCCTTTTGTTTTATAAGGTCTTTCAGGAGTTGAGCGGAGTGTACAAATGGTTCGGTTGTTGTGAGTTCCTTTTGTTTTATAAGGTCTTTCAGGTCTATATGCCAAAAGGTCCGGTCGGGTGCAGTTGTGAGTTCCTTTTGTTTTATAAGGTCTTTCAGGATACCCTCAGTTAAGTCTTTGATTTCTTGGTAATTAGAACCATTTTTGTTTTCAAAAAATTGCCATATTTGATGGTAATTTAACCAAAAAAAATTATATTTTGGTTTGTACCATGAAATTTTATTATTTTTATGTATAATATCAATTCTACGATAAATATTGAGACAAACAACTCCATCAAATAATTTATCAAGTAATAGGTCTTTCTGTTCTTGTGTATAATTCATATATTAATGAAGGATGTTATAATTAAAACTAAAACCTGAGTTTTGTTTCTTTCCTATAACAAATCCGGGTAGGTCATTGTTACCTAATTCATTTAATACAAAATTATCTGTACTACAAACCGATGGTAAAGATATACTCATATAATTAGTACCAGTTTTTTGTTTAATATCTCCACTATGGAAATGGCCTGACACTACTAAATGATATCCTGTTGTACCAATCCCATGTAGATTAACTAATTCATGTGGTTGTTTTTTAATTAGACTATTATCACCATGAAACATTAATACGCATAAGCCATTTTCATTATCTTTTGTTAGTGTATTTGTACCTACATTAATAACAACTCTTTCGTTATCTTGAAAATGTTTTTTAATTAATTTGAATATTAATAAAGATGCTGTTCTAGCTTTATCTTTTTGTCTATCATCACCTATTCTATCGTGATTACCACCAATAAATGTAAATTCAAGAGGTATTGTTGTATTATCAAGTATTCTTTGTATAAAATTGATTTGTGAATCAATAGCAAACATAATTTGTTCATCACCCCTTAGGTCCATTTCTTTAAAATGTCCGGGATGCATACCTTCTTCTAAAATACTTTCAACAATATCACCAGCAAAAAAACTTTTTAATTTTTTAATTTGATTAAATTCTACATATTTGATTGTTTCATCAGCAATTTGAATCATTCTATCATGTAATATATCTTTATCACATCCCCTACCAAAAATCGGGCTTTCATATTTTTTACCATAGTGAATATCACTATAAAATAAATAACCAATATCACCAGTTTTAATTTCTGGATGCTTTCTAGTTAATTTAACTGATGAACCAGTTTTAATATATTTATTTACTGTATCATCAATAAATGTTCTAATATCTTTTAAATCAAGATTTTCTCTCACTAAATCTTTAATAACTTTCTCATTAAAAGCACCTCTTTCTTCAGTTATTTTTCTATAAGCTGATTTAGCTTTAGCTTTTAGATGAAATTCAGCAATTTTTTCTGGTGGATTTTCTTCTAATGTGTGAGGTGAAAAAACAACATCTTTTGTAATATTAAAACATCTAATAATTCTTTTAAAATCCACAAATGTTAAAGTTGGAAACATTTGTGAAACAGTATTCCGAGTTAAGAATGGATAGTTCTCAACTATAGTATCATACTCTTGTCTAGTTAAATAACCTTCAAGTGGTTTTTCATCACGGACATGAATTTCATAATGATAACGAAGTATCTTACCATCTTCATCTCTTTCTTGCCAGCATTTACTTCTTTTTTCAAAATCAACTTCATTATTTAAATCTAAACTTTTATTATTAGAAGTTTTTGGAATTGGAATTTGAGACTCGAATAATTTAACTACTTCATTTTTTTCATCTTCATTTAAATATTTAACTTTACCTCTTTTAATATCATATATATAATCATTTATATAAGAAGGGCTTAGTTCTCTTTCATTTAGAATATCTTTATAAGATACTCCCTGTTTAATTGAAGTCTTTAATATGTCTAAAACGGTAGAATATTTAGTTTCAGTTTTTATAACCATATTTAAAATGTATTTCTCTAAAATACATTATTTTTTATTAATTCCACTTTTTTTCTTAATTTTATCACGTAATTTAGCCGCTAAATGATAATCTTCTTGTTTTAAGGCTTGGTTTAACTCAAATGTTAGTTCTTCTTCTGTTTTTTTATGGCCTCTTACTTTAATAATTTCAATATCTAATATATGATAAATATAGCAATCATCATATTTAATCATACACCTAAAAAGTAACATTTGATTTTTTAGTTGTTGGCCAACGAACTCTTTTGTCATACCTAAGGAAAGTAATAAATTTTTAACCTCAGTTTTATTCCCGGCAAATGAAACTATCACAACCTTTTCAGCCTGAGTCATGGTCTGATATTCAGCCTCAACATCCTCTATTTCAATACCAGATTCTATTAAAAAATTTATTGTATCTTCAAAACCTTCTGGTTCTATTGTTGTATAATTAAAGAACGTTTTTGTATTTAAAAATGAAATTGCTAAAAATAAATTATCATCCATAATTAAAAAAGTTTTTTATTATAATATTTTTTAAAACAACTATATGCTAACGCAATTGAATCTGTAATATCATAATTTTCGGTGTTTATTTTATTATTTCTGTTTCTAGTAACGATTAATTTATCCCCATAATGTTTATGTATTTTATTAAATATATATTCTTTGGGGTCTACACCTCTTTTTCTAAAATTAAGAGTGTATTCATTTTTCTTACTATTAAACGTACACATTTCAGGATTAAGTATAACCCTAACATCATGTACAGACATTAATATTGGATATAAATTATATTTTTCTTTAAGTATCCAACTACATATACCATTAAATCTAAGAAGTTTATTAACAGTAAAAACATTATTACTTGATAATAAAGGTTCTTCAATAAAAACATTTACTATCTCATACTCTGGATTTAAAGTATCAAGATATTGTTTAAAAAAGTCAGCTTTAACTAATATAGGGTCTAATTCTTTTTTAATATCTTTATTAACTTTTAATTTAATAGCTCTCACATCTAATAAATTAAAATCTATATCAAATATACTAAGACCTATACAAGTTGTTGAGATATCAAAACTTAAAAATACTTTATTCTTTATTACCATCGTTTGTTAACGTTTTTATTTCTTTAATTAAAGTTTTCTCTACAAAAGATTGAATTTTATATCCATATTTATCACAATACTTTTTAACCATTTGATGCACATCAGGACTGACGATAAAAGATTTTGATTTTTCCATATTTTATATTTTTAATTTAGCACTAAAAAATGCTGGTATTTGATTATTTTTTTGATATGGTTCACTTAATACGCTAATAGCTATTAATTCACCAAATTTATTGTACATACCTATTTTAGTAATAAAAACAGGTTTTTTTGTTGTCGATTCATCATAACTATCAACAAAAGTTGGATTTGTTGTACCATTAAATTCACCGGGTAAAGCTAAACACACAATTTGTTGAGAATATTCAGTTGTAATACTATTGTATGTTGCTTGTGAATTGGTTGAACTACTAAAATATATTTTACTAAACTTAGTATCAGATGTATAGCTTTGTCCAGATGGTATACCATTATATCCAGTTGAATAACTACCAGCTGAATAATTAAAGTTATTTATTAATGTACTATCAGTAATGACGGCTAGACCTTTATCGAGATAAATAATTCCAACGGGTTTATCTTTAGTTGTACCATTAAAAGTTGCATATCTTTTACCTGAAATACTTTGCGCTGTTGAAGGGAATTTATTACTTGTAGTATATCTACTCCAATTCGCAGTATTTTGAGTATAAGTATAAAGTTTAATATATATATCTTCTGTTATCACTGATGAATTACGTTTTAATATAATACGATTTATATTTGTTAAACCCTCATATTTTGATAAAGTATTTATTTTAATATCACCTGTTGTATTACCTGAATTTAAAGGTGATGTTGCATAATAATTATCTAAATCAAGTGATGTAAAACGTCTTGACGTAATTGTTAAATCAATTCTATAAAATTGACCTGTTGTTAAACCACTAGGTAAAACAATACTACTAACACCTGAGTCAAATCTTATTGTGGTTTCGTACACTAAATTTTCTGTTGGAGTTAAATTAGCCTTAGATATATCATTTGAAAAAAGATATGCAACGTTACTATTAAATCCATTATCTTCATTAGGTTCAATACCAAAAACACTTGAAAAAGTATTATTATCACTTATTTGACTATTTAAACTTTGATTAAAGTTGAAATATGTAGCATATAAAGTTGTAAAACCTGTATTATATGGTACATTAAGTGAAAATGTTTTACCATCAATTAACTCACCATAGGAACCTTTTGGTATCTCAGCAACAATAAGTTTATTTACATTACTGAAATATTCAAATGATGTGTCTTTAAAAGTATTATTGAATAATAGTGATTCATTATTGGTTATGGGTAATTTAAAAGATTTAAATAAATTACCATACGGTCTGTCTGTTTTATCAGATAAATCACAGTAAGTATATAGTATATCCGATGCTGAAATATTTGTTTCACCATTTTGATTTACTACTTTTTGAAATCCGTTATTTGTTTGGTTTTTCTCTATTCTTTTAAATTCCATTTTAATTACTACTATTATTAGTTGGGTTATTGTTTTGATTATTTGGATTAATAAATCCGCTTCTAACAATACTAATTGTATGTTTACTATCTACTAAATTAGCAAATGATTTATAGGTTTTTATTGTTAATTCAATATTATATGTTATATCAGAAGGTGTTATTTTTGCTGAGTTAAAACGATATTTTACTGGTATATTTATCGTGTTAGTTGTTAAATTAGTAAAATCAATAATACTTGAATTTACAGAATCATTAACTAATACTTCAATACCTTGTGAATCAATAATTTTAACACTAGCTTTAAGTTTTAAATTTGTTTTTTCAGCTGTTGTTAAATTACTACTGTTTATAGTGATTGGTATATTTACAGTTGAATACACAGAACTAGCATTAGCTTGATTTCTACTAACGCTTGTAGTATTAGTATTAAAACCTAGTTCTACTTTTCTTGAATTTATTTGTCCGTCAGTACCAATTTCACCAACAGAAAATAAACCATTGACACTAATCGTACTTCCAGTTAAATAACTATCTGGATTAGGTTCTACGCCATAAGCAACACTTTTAATACAAGTATCATCATCACCAGTTAAATCAGGTATAAACCCTGATGGTGTTGTATTATAAAATCCGTCAACAATATTACTAGAAATTTGGTAGTTAATATCATCATCATGTAAGGTAAAAAATTCTATTTGGAAATCTTCTTTATTCCCATCTAAAATATATTTTCTACCTAATTGAGTTAAGTATGTTTTAATTTGTATTGTATTATTTTCAGCTATAAAACCCATTTTAAAAGTCTAAATCAAGTAATATTATTCTAAATGTATCATTATTTTTTTTAATAGGGTTATTTAATTTACCTACCATAACTAAATTGTCGTTTGTATCATATATACCAACCTCACTAACATAAACATCATCACCTTCAATCCATGTAGGATTTTTTGATGTGTTATATTTATCAGTACTAAGTGAAATACTAACTGATGTTTTAAAAACTTCGGCTTTAATATCAGTATTAATATTACCAAATAAAAATGTTTCTTCACCGAAACCTAAGGATGATAAATTACTAGGTGTTGGTAGAGGTAAATATGTTTCAATATCATAAGTACTAGCACTAAGATAATTTTCATATGTAAGTCTATATATCTGTGAAGAAATACTATTTGAATCAATAGTTTTTGATGACCAAACATTAAATTGATTTAGTTTATTTGTATAATTAAAAACTTTCCATTGTGTTGGGTCTAATTCATCACCTATATCTCTAATATTCATTAAAATCTTGAATTCATTAGCATTGAAACCTGTACCAGCACTAATTGTACTAGGTGAAGACATAAATTTCAAATCACTAAGATTAAAATTAAACTTAATATTTGAATTAATACCTGTCATCACTATTTCAGTTAAATATGTTGAATGTATAGGTGTTTGGAAACCTAGATTCTTAGTTGGATTATAATCGGTATTATTACCAAATAAATATGATAAAGTTAGAATTTTGGAAGGGAAATAATTATTTGCTGATACTTCAGCTGGTGTAGCAGTATCAGAAGCAAAATTTATATTAGGTAAAGTCCAATTTCTATTTGATTTATAAGATAATGCAGTTGTTATCTCAGAATCTTCAATAATAGCAATTTTTAAATCATTAAAAACTTTACCAACCACATTTCTACTAGTACTTTCAAATAAATCCTGATATTCCGTTGTGAAACCTGTGTATGTTGTCGGTAAAACCTTTTTTACTGTATCACTAACTATTTCAATACCCATTGTATTAGCGGTTTTAGCATGATACATTATTGTTGGTAGAGATATTTTAAAGGTATTTTGTTTAAAACCTTCACCATAATAATTTGATATACTGTTATTGGTATAGTGTATTATGCCGACATTGTTTTTTAAATTATAATTTGTTGAATTTCTAACATAATCAACAAAACCATTGTATTTTGCTGAATTATAGTATTTACTAGTATAAGTACTTAATGTACCAGCCTGAGTTATATTACTTACGTTATTAAAATTCCAAACCAAAACATCATCATCTGATATATTACAATTACTATTAAAAGCAAGTGTATTTTCATTCCAATAACCTAATGTTGTTCCAGTTGAATAATATGTATTTATAGTATCACCACTATTAAAAACATAAACAGTACTTTCTAAAGATGTTAAACCACTAAAATTTGGTAAATTTCTATCAACAGTAACATCATTTAAATTTATATCAAGAACTTTATACCATAAAAACGGTCTTGGTCTATTTTCTTTAATAACACCTGAACCACTATTAAACGTTGTTGCTGTTATATTAGGATTCAACCAATCTACTAATAGATAATCACCTACATTTAAAATACTTGTATCGGTTAAAACTAAATTAGTTGTACCGACAGCATTTATAATATCTGTGGTTGTTATATATTTAAAATAATTAGTATTTGTTATAGCAGTATATGATTCAGATGAACCACTAAAAAATCCTCTTGTTTTTGCTTTATTACTCACTAACTCTGTCCCACTAATCAACTGAAAATCTGTGGTTTTTGTTAAATCAGAGTTATCAGTTATTTTAATAGGTGTTTTGATTACGGGATTTAAATCTTTTGGTCTAAGAACCATCAAATCTTTACCTGACACTAAATCAGAGTTATCCCTGATATAATTATAATCAATCTCTGAATCTCCCAATTCAACTTTGCTAAAATTTAAACTTCCCGATGAAAGTAACATTCTTCCAATGTTGGTTAGTTTAGTATTTATAATTATTGAGTCGTTTTTTTGTATAAAAGCCATCTATTTTTCTATTTATTATAAATAGACAAATTATATTATGGTACAGTTAATCAATTTCATAAAAAAATTCATTTTTGATACAAACAGAGATTCTAATTCAAACAAAATTAGTCAAACTAAAATAATTGGAAATGTTTTCTTTTTGTTCTTAGTATTTTTACTTTACAAATGTATTAGTATTATGATTACTAAACAAGAAATTGACCATATTTTATTAGGTGAATGTTTTGGGTTTCTAATGGCTTTACTAGGTCTAAAAAATTTCACTAATAAAGACAACATAGAAACCCCTAACATTTAATTTCTTAACCAATCAGTAAATATTCTTAAAAAATTTTTACGTTTATTTTCCATAATAATAGTGTTTAATTAGACATTATTTTATTAATTTAATTTATATTCACCTTTTATATAGTAATTATTAGCATAAACCCCTACACTTAATTCGCTTTTAAGTAAAAAAATGTAGTTTTGTATATCATCATATTTTGGTTGGTATTTCAAAATAACACTAGTATGTAATAAAGCTTTTAGAATTTCTTCAGTATCTTTATATTGATAACTTGAAATATTTGTGTTTATTTCAACATTATATAAAGTTGAATTTGGTATTTCAAAAACATTAACTGATGTTATTAAATTACTATAATTTGGATTGAAACAACCATTTAAAATTACGTTTTTAAAAACCTCTTTTTTAATTGTGTTTGAATATAACCCTAGTTGTTCTTCTATTCCAGAACCAACATTAGTTATAATTTTTTTATTTTGTACACTAATTACAGGGGTTTTATTTTGAAAATTACGAACATTCTGTCGTTTAAAATATTCAGCATCATTAAAAAAGTTTTTAGATTTATCGCCGTAATTAACTTTACCATCACCATAGTCATAAGTTTGAGTTGAATTACCATCTCTATCTAGGATTAATTTAGCGTTACTATCATTTTCATTCATATAGCTTGTAAAATCAAAATTATCGGGATTCATTCTACCAGCAATTTCTTCGGCTAAATTTAAAACAGCGTAATAATGTTTAACATATTCTTCATTTAAACGACCCTCTTTCATGTCTAAAACAAACTGATGTTTATTGTTATAAATCTTATGGGTTTGTTTTGTTTCGGTTGACAAAGCTTTGGCTTGTGCTTTTAATAAATCAGTTTCAGATGCAGCCGCAGCTGTTGAAAGATTCGTTAGTTGTGTTATAAAACCATCTCTTATATTTTCAGGTAATGAAGCTAGTTTTTTTAAAAATGTATTTATATCCATATTATAAATTTTTTAATTTATCTAAAAGTTCAGGTGTAATATTATTTGAATTACTAATAAAAGTTTTTAATTCAGTTATTACTTCATCTGTGGGAGGATTAATATTTTCATCTTTAATTAAAGAAATTAACTCCAATTCAGGTGTATCAGGACTAATATTTGTTGCAACAGTAGTTAGTCCATTTTTTTTCTTTGCTTCAATAATATTCAAACAGTAAGGATTATCAATATGCATTAAAAAAGAATCTTCTAATAATAATCTACCTTCTGAAAGACCATTCTCAATAATCTTATTTTTAGAGTATTCTCTATACTCATCATCAGTCATATCTTTGGTTTTAATATCAAATTTACCATCCCATTCATCATTAGTATATTCTAAAGGGTCAAATGGGTCTACTGATAATTGAAAATCATTACCATCTTTGAATTTTAAATTAAAAATTTTTGAGTTGGTTTCCATTATTTTCTTTTTAATAATTTTAAGAGATTATTTGGTTTAGTTTCTTCTTTTGGTTTGATATTTTTCTCTGCATGAATAAGTTCTTTATTTTGAAATAATTCATTATAGAAGTTCATTCTTTTTTCCGCTAGAGTTTTTACATGGTATTTTTTAACAGCTGTTTTGTAAGCATTTTCACCTAATTCCTTAACATACTCAGGATTATTAATACAATATTTAATTTTTTTATACCAGTCTTTTTCTTGTCTATCAGAGTCAATAAATAAAATATTATAACCATCAACCCAATCTTTATCAAAGTTATAAATTGGTACATTAGATGCTATTACCGGAACTTTATGAAAAGCAGCTTCAATAACTTTTAGGTTTGATTTAGCAAATTGGTATCTATTATCTGGTGTATCTTTTGATACATCACCATACGTTTTAATCGGTGCAATAGCTATATCAGCGAATTGATAGTTTTTAGCAAATGAGTATAAACCTTTGGTTTTATGTCTAATATAATCCTGTTTTTCAGTATTTGGATACTTAGTATCTAAATCAAATTTTTTAAGATATTTTAAATATTCAGGGTCTTTAATTAGGTTATAATTATTAGTAAATATTTCCTCGTATCTAGCCCAAACAGTTTCATAAGGTTTAATATCTTTTGTTTCTTTAATAATTGATTTACCTCTAAATCTTTCTTTAATATCATCAGGTATTTCAGATATTTTATCTAGGTTATAATTAACTGCCAATAATTTTTTATTTATTTCAGGTGTAGTTAATTTTCTAGCTTGTAACACTCTTATTAAATCAGGATTTATATTGTAGTTTGAAGTATTACCTCTAAGGTCAAATCCAGCTAAATGTAATTGAAATTTATTTTCTAATGTTTTATCATTACATAATCTAGTAAAACTATCTTTAACTAAATTTAAATCTTGTAAGTGTGATGAACCAGCTAAGTACATAAGTCTTAGTTTATCTTTACTACATTTATCTGTTGAAAATTTGAATTCATCTAATAAATCATTAATACCATTTTCAATAACAAAAACATTTTTATTATAAGGTTTAATATATTCAGCAAAAACTGGTGTAGTTGTTGTTATATAATCAACAAGTTTTAAATTATTTTTAATATTAACATCAAAATTTTCCATTTTAATCATATGATACATTGGGTGTTCTTTTGAAACTTCCCAATAATCATCTATATCTAAAATTGTTATAATACCAAAACTTCTTAATTTAGCAACAAGTTCAGGCATTTTACTATAATCATTAGTAAATGTTCTATGTGAATGGATTATATCAAATTGTTTAAGGAACGTATCGTCATTCCAATCAACTTCTTTAGTATATTCAACATTAATTAAATCATCAAAATAATCAGATAAAGCTATTGCTGGTTGTTCTGAACGATAAAAATTAACCCCATGAACATCCATGTTGGTGATAAGCACATTTAATTTTTTCATACTTTTTTAAATAAAATACGTTATTAAAGTTGAATAGTATATAATAACGTATCTTGTTTAACTGAGTTGGCTTCACTATATGAAAAAATTATTCTAATGTCAATAAGTTTTTCATTATAATCGGGTAGTATTTCAACATTAGAAATTTCAACATTACTTACAAAACTTTTAATATCCCTTTTAATAGAATTAATGATAGAGTCATAACTTATTTGGTCATTTAAATCAAATAAGTATTCATAAAAATCACAACCAAAATCTGGATTCATCCATCTTTCACCTTTTCTAGTTGACAATACAAAGTATATTGATGATTTTACATCATCAATTGATAGTTTGTTTAAATCAAACAATTTATCATCAGGAGAATCCTTTATTGGATATTTTATAGATATCATTATTTATTTGGTGTTATAATTTGAATGAACATATCGTCATATTTAATTCCATCATATCCTTGGTGATATGCTAATGTATTAACTAATTCACGAATATATTGTTCTTCACTAATACCTTTGGCATTAGCCATTTCTTTTATTTCAGCTTTACTATCTTTTTCAATGAATCTACCATCTAATTTATATAATGCACATCTAGTAACTGGGGTAAACCCTTGTATTTCAACTGAACTTAATTCCATTAGATTATCAAATTGTATTTTATTTTTAAATCTATGAGTATCAGTTTTTCTCATTAACATAAATATTCCACCGGCAGATTTTACTCTAGGTGTGAACTCTTTTGAACTATACAATTCGTAGATTTTTTCATATTCATTTGGATATTCAATTTCATCATCTATATTTTTAGAAGATTCAATTTGTTTAATCTCATTCAGATTATTGTCAGTCCCATAGATAGCAGTTTTAGGGTTTATCGCATATTCATCTTCAAAGTTAATTCTATCAATAATTTTGTTTAAAATATTTATAGCTTCATCCTTTGGTAAACATATTTTTATATATGAAGCACTTTCAACATCAGGGTGATTTTTATAAGCGAAATTTCTATTATGACCGTCAATAATATTATTATCTTTATCTATCCAACTATGTGGTAAGTCTTCATTATTATCAATTTTTTCATAAAATTCATTAACTTTTGATTTACTAACCGTTCTTTGAATTGGTATCATTTTCTTAGGTTGTTCAGTCACAACTTCCATAGGTATATTTTGGTTGTACAATTCAGTTAAGATACGTTCTATATTTTGTTCGTTAATTTGTGGTAGCTTATTCATATTTAATTTTTATTATAAATAGATAAAACGTATTATATTATAAAAAATTTATGGAAAATATAGGCACATTTAATAAACAAGCTTTTATGCCAGTTATTATGACTGACCAAGTTAAATTACCATCTAACAAAAGGTTTTATGAATTTGATACGGTATCAGTTGAAGATATGACAGCTATTGATGAACAATATTTAGTATCACTAAAACATTTATCAAGTGGTAAAAATATTGAAAATCTTCTTAAACGAAAAGTTAAAGATTCTTTCTTTAAACATAATGGTGGTGAATTTGATATAAATAATTTAATGCAATGCGATATTGATGCAATTTTATTTCATCTTAGAATAACAGCTTATGGACCTGAGGTTGAAGTGGAAGTTATTGACCCATTTACTGATAAAAAAATAAAACAAACTATCGATATTAATAAAATTCAATTTTTAGATGCTGAAATTGAAAGTGATGTTAATGGATTTTATAGTTTTACACTACCTAAACAAAAAGATGTTATTACATATAGAATATTAAATAAAAAAGAAACTGACGATTTAGATGAGAAAATTGAAAAAAGGCGTAAAACTTTAAAAAATACTGATGATTTGTTTGAGTTAATTGAAGAAGTAATTGGTAGAGTAATTATGATTGAAAGTGTTAAATCAAATCAAACAACAAATGACCCCGTTATTATTCGTGAATACATCACTAAAAGTAATCCAAGTGATATTGCTGATTTAAGATTAAATATGTTATCAGCTGAACCAAAGTATAAACTTGAATATGAGTTTCAAAGTGAAAACGGAGAATTTTTTCGTAGTAAATTTCGCCTCGGCCCTAAGTTTTTTTATCCAAGATTCTAATTACGAAGAACTATTAGTTAGAGAAATTGATAACTTAGTTTCTCTTAGAAATTATGATTATCAAGCTGTTAAATATTTAATGCCTACATATGAAAGGAAATATATACACAATACATTATACGAAGAAAAAATGAAAGAAAAGGCTGAATATGATAAAATAAGAAATCCGTAGTAATACGGATTTTTTTTTACTAATTATATTAAAAATGAAAATTTTAGAAGCAAGTAAATTACACACTTTATATAAGGATTTTAATGATTCAACTAGAAAGTTAGGTAATCAAACTATTGATAAAATAGGTAATATTGATAATTTTTCAAATTATAGAAAATTTGGTTTTATCTTTTTAGATAGAAATAGTTATAACAATTATGTTGTTGCAGCTTCACAAAATAGTAATAATCCAGTTGATTTTCCAAAAGGAGTTTATTTAAATGGTAATTTTATTTTTACTATTGAACAAAATATAATAAATTTAGCTCCGTATAATTTTATTGGTGATAATAGAATAACACCTCAACAGTTAAGAAATAAAATATCTTTACAATTGTATCAACCAACAAGAAACGGTGGGATGGTAGCTGTTGATATTGAAAATAAAATCCAACAAAAAACAATTAAAAATGCTTATTATTATGATTTAACTTATGATAATATAACACAAAATGATTTAAGAAATCCAACTATTAAAAATTTAAAAACAATCCAAGAAAATGAAAAAAATTGGGTGTGTTATGTTGTTAGTATTTCAGATGCGTATGAGATTGAAGATACTTCCTCTGAAATTATGTATTCAATTAATATAGTAGCTAGTAGTTCTAATAGTATTTATAATAATAATACTGATTTTAAGAAAATGGCTAAATTCTTGAATTCTGGTTATATTGTTAATAGACCAGTAAGAATTGTACCAAATAATGGTAAATTTAAATATATAATCGGTAAATCAGGTAACAACGAAAAAGTTATTTTTGATATTTCTAAAGTCATTACTTCACCTAATGCTTATACTGTAAATGAAATTATTTATAGTGATAGAAATAATACTCAACATAAGTTTAATAATATAAGATTAGATGTTCAAACCTTTCATATTGTAGTATAATGGCTATTGGTGATGAATTAAATAAAAGATATGAGAATATTCGTGCAGTTCAAGAACAAATTGAGCTTGAAGAAAAACTGTCTAGTATTTTAGAACAACAATCATCAACACTGAAAGGTTATTTTTCTGCAAAAAAAGAACTTAATCAAATGATTAAGTCGCAGAAAAAAATGAATGAGTATATTTCAGCTCTAAGTGATTCAATTGAAGAATATAAAGCTAATGAACAACAGTTAAGTGAAATAGAAAAAAGACGTTTAGCTGAATTGGAAAGGCACTATGAAACTGTTCAAAAAACTCTTAGATTAAATGAACGTTCAATTAGTGTTTTACAAGAAAATGTTTCATTGACAAAATCAATTGGTACATCATTACAAACAAACTTAATAGCATTTGCAGCTACAACATTTGCTGTATCTGAATTATGGAGTTATCTTAATAAAGCCGATGAATTAACAAAACAATTAATTCTAAATTTTGGTGATTCAGGCGTATCAGCTTCTAATATTAAAAATGAAACCTTCAATACTAATATCCTTATTGCTGAAATGGGTGGTAGATTGGAAGATGTTGTTAAAATACAACAAAATATTGCTGATATAAATGGTTTAACTAGGAATTATACATCAGACCAACTAAAAAATATCGTTGCAATAGCTAAAGGTACTAGTTTAGGGGTTGATGAGGCATCTAAATTAGTAGGTGAATTTAGTTTAATGGGTTATGGTGTTAACGATATTAAAACTGGTATAGAAAACTCTGTTAATGAATTTGATAGTTTAGGGTTAAATTCAGGTAAAATTTTAAAAAATATATCTCAAAATTTAGAACAATATAAAAAGTTTAGATTTCAAAATGGTATTGAAGATTTCAAAAAATTAGCTCAGTTTGCTGAACAAACAAGAATTTCAATGAATTCTACTTTTTCAGTTATTGAAAAATTTAGAACTATTGAAGGTATGTTAGATGCTTCAGCACAACTAATGGTTTTAGGTGGTGAATTCGCTAAAATTGACCCATTTAAATTTTCATTTTTAGCTAGAAATAATCCGGCTGAGTTTAATAAAGAATTGGGTAAACTAACATCAAATATCGCTAGTTTTAACAAAGAAACTAATTCATTTGATAAAATAAGTGATATTGATTTTGATAGATTACGTGCTGTTGCTGAGGCGACTTCAATACCTTTAAATGAACTAACTGAGGCAGCAAAAAAAGCGGCACAAGTTAATTTTAATAAGAGTCAGATATTTATTGGTAATGAAAAACAAAGAGAAATGTTAGCTAATTTGGCTGAATTATCATCAAAAAGAAATGGTGTTGCTGTTATTAAAATTGATGGTAATGAAGTCGCTCTTAAAGACTTAACAAAAGAACAATTGAAATTGTTTGACGCTCAACAAAAAACGCTTGAGGATAGGGCTGTTGATAGTAGAAGTTTTAATGAAGCTTTATCTGATTTAGTTGAAGAAACCAAAAGTTTGTTATTACCTGTTATTGAATTACTTAATAGTAGTTTATCCACACTTAGGACCGCTACTACATCAATAAAAGAAACTTTTGGTAGCAAAGGTGTGGCTATTGCTATGATTGCTGGTATTATAACTGGTGCTGGTCTTCTTAAAGCTGTGTTTGCTGGTTTTGGTGGTATGTTAAATATTTTTACTGGTAAATTTTCAAACTTATTAAGTAAAATATTACCATTATCAAAAGCAAGTAGTTCTATCGGGTCTGCTGGTGGTATGTTAGGTTCTGGTAAAGATATGATGCTTGGCGGTTTTGGTTCGGCAGCAAAATTAGCTGGTTTAGGTGTTGCAGCGATTGGTATGGGTTATGGTTTTAAATTGGCATCTGAGGGTGTTAGTTCTATGGCCAAATCATTTAAAGAATTATCACCTGAACAAATAGATTTATTAAATGGTACTATAACAAGATTAGGTATTGGTATTATCGGTTTTACAGGTATACTTGCTGTTGCAGCTGAAAGTTTTGGTGCTATACTAGCAACTGGTTATGGTGCTTTAGGTTTTGGTGCTTTATTAGCAACTGTTTCATTGTTAGCGGTAGAATTTACGATGATGACATCAGCCGTTGGATTTGCAGCTAAAAATTTATCTTTATTAGGTAACCCCAATATACCAATAAATTTAAATAATATATATCAATCTTTAAATAATATATCAGGTCTAAATCTATCTAAAATTTCTGATTTGTCAGAAGCATTTGGTGATTTATCTGATATGAGTATTGATTTTAAAAATTTCTCAAGTATAAACAGTGTTTTTGAAAGTATAAATAAACTTAGTGTTGTCTCTAAAATACTATATGATATTAGTAAAATTAATTTTAATAATTTAAATCAAATTAAAGTTTTAAATGATTTTATAAATATAGACACTAAAAAAGCAGCTGCAATTCAAAGTCTTATTAGTGATATTAAAACGCTTGAAAGTAATAAATTAGACAATTTACAAAAAATTCTTAAAGAACCTTTGAAGGTACAATTTGATGAAAAAATGAAAGCTAATTTTGTGATTAACAACACTATAGATATTGGCGATGAAAAAATTATTAAAAAAATTACACGTGAAGTTGTAGTACAACTTAAAAAAGATAAATACGGAAGATAAATAAAAATCGTATCTTAGTAAAAATATTGGAATTTGAAATTTAATAAAGATTACATAAAAATACCTATTGGTCTATCATCTCATTTTATGAGTGGTAGTACTAAGTTATTCAACTCATACAAATTGTATGTGGGTATTAATTTTTGTACATCAGGGAATTTCAAATTAAATAAAAAAATAAAAGAGGACGTTTCAAATTATCTTGACATTTCAATTAGAACGTTTAACAGAAATTTTGACATTTTATTGGATTTAGGTTTAATAACTAAAAATCATAACGGTGTTTATTTTCTAATAGGTTTGGATAAGTTAAGAAAGAAATTTTATAACTTAACAGGTAATTATGAGATTATCAACCGTTATAGTTTTATTTTGTATAAAAATGAAATTAAAAATCTAAAAGAATTAATTTTCACAGCTAAGGAGGCTTTGTTAATTAAAAATCAAAAATATACAAAAGAAGAACAAATCTTAGAGACATATTTTACTGATAATCCAAAAGAAAAGGACATTTATGAAAAATTAAAAAATAAACATAAGTATAAAGATAACGTTATTAAAGAATTCTACTGTAAATCAGCAAAACGAGAATATAAACTTGGTGTTCCAAAAAAACTTTGTAAGATAACAGTAATTGATAACGATTTAGCATACTTAGGTGTTTCAAATAGCTTAATATCTTCAACATTTAATAGAAGTAAATCTTGGGGTGTTAAATACAAACATAGTTCCGAAAGAAAAAATCTGCTTAAAAGAGAACAAGTTGTAAAACATCATTTCAACATCAAAGATGATTCTCAAAGACATTTAATTTCAGAAGCACATCCAGATATATATCACAAACTTAGATTTTTAAAAACTTCTAACGGTATTGGTGTATTTGAACAAATGTATGATAGAATTGAAACTAATATAATTTTAACGAAAAGACCTTTGATTTTTTAATGACAAAACGTGAACCATATAAACCTTGGTTTATTAAAAAAAAATACCCAACTGTTTATTAAATCATATTTTAACTAAATATAGTATATTAACAATAAGATGAATAACTATTTAATAAATCCTAATGATATTGATAATACTGATATCTATAATCTTATCAATAAAATTGAAGATATTAAACCTTTTGTAGAATTATTAATTTATAAAAGAAGTAAATCAATTATAAATATTGGTTCAGATAATACTATTGATGTTTCTAATTCTAAACCAGAAACTATTAATTTACAAGGTTTTATTAATTCTGATGATAAATATTATTCAACTAGATATACTGAATATATTGTTGGACCAGATACAACTAATGATACATATGAAGGTTTTGGTATTCAAGATATCAATATAAATATTGATGCAAATAAAATACCAATAGTTAATATAACTTTTATTGATGTAAAAGGTAATAGTATTCAAGATTCAAATAGTAAATTTAATTCACTTTTTGATTTACCACCTCCAATTTTTAAATTAAGAATTAAAGGTGCTTACGGACCGCTTGTTGAATTTAGATTAATGATTCAAGGTAACACCACAGTTGAAGTGGATTCAAATAGTGGAAATCATATTATTAAAGCTAAATTTGTTGGCGATAAATTTAGTAGTATGACTGATATACTTTTCAATTATCTAAAGGCTGTTCATTTTTACAAAGGACTTAAAAGTACATCAGATGGTGAGGTTGTTAGTGTCTACGATTTACTTTATAGATTAAAATCTCTTTATAACAATATTAAGAGAATTGAAGAAAGTGATGAAGAAAAAAGAAAAAGGAATGAAATAGAATCTAAAACTAGTATTTATAACAATTTAACAGATTTATTAAACTCATATATTAGTAAAGAATCTATTAAATCGGATTTAACTCAAATATTGAATCCAAATGAAAATATAATAAATGATATAACTAATAATGTTGTAAACTCAAATAAAGGTAGACAGTTAATTTTTAATTTGGTTAATCTAAAATATCCTACAAATAAAGATGAATATAAACCTTATTTTGATGCTATACAACAATCATTTAGAAATTCATTAGAACAAAATGATGCACCTAGGGATTTAATTCAAATTATATATAATACATCTTATAATAAAATTACTCTTGAATATAGAGATTTATTTTCTTATATCGAAAATCTTAGAAATGAGGTATTAAATAAAAGTAAAACTTTTAATCAAGAATTAGAAACTAAAATTACAAATGTAACTAGAAAATTTTTAGGTGATAATGAAAAACAAACAGCCTATAATGTTTTTAAAGTTTTAATGAATGATTATGATTATTTGATTAATGAAATTAAAACTTCTGGTGATTTAGGTTCTAATCAGAATAGAAATGTACCTAATATTATTGGTAAGTTAGGATTTCCCACTGTTGTTAACAATAATAATTTAGTTTATCCTGGTTCAATACCAGCTTTTAAAACTTGGCCTGAGGTTCAATTTATTGAAAAATTTGTTCAATCAATGGTTAATGAACAAATTAATGAAAAACTCTATGAAGATACACTTAACAATCCAAATATTAATAATCCTAATAATTATATCCCATTAAATCCTTATGAATACTACAAAAACTATAATATTTTTAATGAACCCGAATTAATAAATCCTTATCTTAGTAATACTAATAATGTTAATGAACTATTAAAATTAATAATACTAAGATATATTGTTTTTATTAATAAAGGAACTAATCATATTGAGTTTGATAATGATTTTTTATTACAAAAATCTAAAGATGAAGCTATTAATATATTAACATCAATTAAAGATAATAAACAAACTAAGAATTTTTTTAGTAATTTATACAGAGATATTCGTAGTGAATCAAATGTTGGTAATTATTTACTTAATAACCCATCAACAACCGAAGTTTATTCACAAACAACAAAATTTGGCACGTCAAATATTAATATAGGTAATACAACTTTCACTAATTATTCATCCGATGTTAATAGTTTATTATTATTTTCAGATGATGAGATTAATATTGATTTAGTTGATAATACAACTACTAACGATAATAGTCTTTTAAATACATTTATTAAAAATAAATCACAAGTTTACACTAAGGAAAATATACTTTTTGTTAAAGATAACCTTACTGTAGATACAGTAAGTGATTTTATTGTTGAAAGTTCTGATATTACTCAAATTTATAATGAAAAAGATATTAATATTGATAATAATATTAAATTCAAAGATTTAATATTATTATTTGGTAAGTATAATAGTTTTAGATTTAGTAAAAATTCAATTTTAGAAGTTCCATTAGGTTTAATATTAAATTTAGGTTATAGATTTTTATCTGAGCAATTAGATAATAATGTATATTTCACTATCAAATCAAATATATTTTTATCTTCAAGTTTAATATTTTATAAGAGCAGTAATTTTTTCAAAAACTGTATTAAAGTTTATTCTGATTTTTTATCTTCTTATAATATAAATAATGATACTTTAATAGCCTTTAATAAAAATAGGAGTAAAAAAGAAACTGATATTATTAATGATATATTCGGTGTTTTTAATACTGAAACCAACAGGTTTGAGGGTAAATATTATATTGTGGTTAATGATACATCAGTTTTTGGTGATTCAGAACCTAATATTAATTATGTTGATGATACAAACAAATTTGTACCTAATAATTTATTGGGTAATACTTTATTTAATAAGTACTTTTTTAGTTTATTAACGGAATTAAATTCTCAAATAACATCAGATAATAAAAGAATAGCTGAATTAAGTAAAGAATTTCAGTCCAATGTGTTAGATAATGATTTAAAACTTGAATTATATAATAGTTTTCAGATGATATATGAGAATTATTATGCAAGGGTTAATGGTAATAATACTAAAACTATTGATACTTTTAATTTTGTTGATAGAAACTTTAATGATATATCTAAAAAGTGCATATTAGACCTTAGTAGTATGATTGATGATTCAACTGATAGTAAAATGTCAGTACTTTCAGTTATTTCAAATATATTGACCAAGAATAATTTTTGGTTTTATCCTTTTCAAAATTTAGGTTTATTTAATGACCCTAAAAAATGGTCAGATGGATTTCGGTTATCAAATGAAATTAAAGTTCAAAACACTCAACCACAATTTTTATGTATTTATGTGGGAGGACTGTCCAAATCACTTAAAACAAATGATTTAATACCTGATGATGGAGTCACAATTGATAATATACCTTCTGATTTACTAAATACTAATGTTAGAGGTTTTATTATTAATTATACTGGCATACAAAATCAAGCATTTTTTAATGATTTTAGATTTAGTACTGAAGATTATAAAAATACTGATGAATCTTTAAGAATTACATCTAGTATTATTAATAACCAGAGTAATAGCTTTAGTTTACCAAAAGGTCAATCTTTATTAACATTGTATAAAAAAAGAAGTTATAGTATTTCTTCAACAATACCACATGGCTGTATGACTATACAGCCAACACAATACTGTGTTTTAACAAATAACCCGCTTTTCAATGGATTTTATATGTTATATTCAACAACACATTCAATTGATTCGTCAAATCAGTTAAAAACATCATTTAAAGCTTATAGAATTAGTAGAAACACATTACCTATTGTTGACCAACCTTATATGTTATACAATAAAAATAATAAATATACTAATACTATTAATAAAATTAATGAGGATATTCTTTCTACCTTTAATAGTACTATTTTTGTTAGAAAACCTAATATAAAAACTGATAGAGATAAAGATTTAAACACTGGTGGTAATAGAAGAGAAAATGTTATTAATAAATACCTTAAAGATGCTTTCGATGTACAAAAACAAACAGGATTTCCAGCTATAAATACATTAGCTACTATGATACTTGAAAGCGGTGATGAAAAATTATTAACAGATGATAAATATAATATCTATTTTAATATAGTAAAAGCCTCAAAAGTTAAAGAAAATAGTGATATATATAAATCAAATAAAGATAGTTTATCAACAAACGATATTAATTATACCGGAGTAAATAATATACTTGGTTTTTATAATCATAAAGGTGAACTAGTAAAGACAGTTAATAACCGAATCACTACAGATTCAAAATATTTTGAAAACGGTAATATAATAACTGAACCGGTAATTTTTGATTTAAAACAAAAAGAAATAGGTCAAACACAGAAAATGAAAGGTACTACTAATAATTATATAGTAGTTTATATTGCCAAGTTCAGAGCTTATAAAACTAGGTATGAAGGTGTGAAAGCATTAAGTGACTTATTATTAAACCCTAAATCAAACATCTATAGAAATATTAATATATTAGTAAATAATAATTTACAAAATAAAGGTGAACCTCAATATTCTGACCCTGATTTATATTATAAAATAGCTGAAATGATGAAATTAGATGGATATGCAGCCGCACCAAATTATGATGAAATATTATCAGGGGTTATAATGCAAGTTGAGAAATTTATGAAAAAATATGGGTATATTAGAAACGGAGTTTATGATTATCAACGTATTAATTCATTATAATGTATAAAATAGCTAATGTTTGCGGCTTATCAAAAGATGATAATTATTTAAATACTTTTTATGAATATAGTTCATTGCTTAAATATTTACATTTTCATTCTAATTATATTAATGATGAAATTCCAACATTAATAGTTGGTTATGAATATGCTAAATCTATTTATCCTAATATAGAAATTGAAAATTATAAAATTAATAATAAAACATATTGGTGTTTTAACCCTAAAGAATTTTTAAATTATTTTATTAATGGATTTAAAGAGTTTCTTAATGTTATACCTGATTTATTGATAGTTGATAATAAATTTAAAATAATTGACCCATTTTTTACCCCTGAGTTTGATAATATTGACAAAGTTATTGACTTCTTTAATCAAGAAACAGTAAAAAATATTTATTATTATAACAATACCGTATATATTTATACGGACTTAATTTATATAATAGATATTAGAAATTATCAAATATTTGAAGATATTAAATTAGAATTTTTGACATATCTTAATAACAATTTTAACTGTCTTATAGATAAAAAGGGTGAAGTTAGAGATTTTTTCATTTCTTTATTTCCTAACATGGACCGTTTTATATTAGAAAAAAATATACCATTTTTTATAAATCTAAAAAAATAATAACTATTTAATATAAAAATAGTTATGGAACCTAAAGATAAAGAAATGGAAAAAAAATTAAAACAGGCTCTAAATATTGATGACGAGCAGGTTATAATTACTGAAAAAGATGGGTTGATTGAACGATATGAATTATTAGACAAAAAAATGGTCACTAGTGATGGTCGTCAATTACTAAAAGAAGTATACTATAAATAATATTAATAATAACATTATTATAGATGAAAAAAAAACTAACAGATATTGACAAATTTAATTACCTTTTTGAATTTCAAATAAAAAGTGGAGTTAATCAGAAACCTGATGACTTTGATAATGAAGAACTTGATAAAAAGATTATTAGTAATCTTAATAAAGCTATGGGTGATGAATCAACAGTAGAAGATGAAACTGAAAACGAACAAGTTGTTCCTGAGCCAATTGAAAATAAAACTGATGTTGAAATTGAAAAAAAGGATGATGATGTTGATGCTCTTACAGTTAGTTTATTAAAAACACAGTCAAATAAAATTGACCAACTTTTTGATTTTGTAAATCGTTTAACTAATGTAGTTAAAGATAATAAAATGGAAATTGATTCAATCCAACAAGTTATTGAACCTAAGGTTGATAATCTTGAAAAAAGAGTTGAAAAACTTGAACCTCCACTACCTATTGAACAACTTAATACAATGGTTAAAATTAGTGGTGGGTTAACACCTGATGAATACTGGTCAAACTATTTAAAGAGAAATGGAGTTTCAGCTGAAAACCCTAATATCTATTATAATTCACCTCAATATCATGAGAATCAAAAGGGTCAGAATAATACCATTGGAAGACAATTAACTGATAATGATATAAAAAATATGTTATAATGTTTTTAAGAACACTTTTACTAGAACATAAAAGAAAAAACACTTTAAAACGATTCAGAAAACATCAAATTGCACTCACTGATGATGAAAAAAAAATATGTAAAGAAAGAGGTGCTGTTTGGAGTGATAATGATATAGCTATTTGGAAATCAACAGATACGGAAGGTAAAATTTGGTATATATCTAATACACATAGAGCATGGGCGAAATCACCCACAATTAAAGGTGCTATTAAAAAATTTGACTTCATTAAAACAACTTCTTAACTATTTATATAAAATAGAAACATAAATGATTCACAGAAGTTATTTTGATAAACAAGCAACCATTATACAAAATTCATATTCTAATAATAGTAGAAACCCAGTAATTGAGTTAAGTTATGGTGGTTCAATTGTTAGTTCAAGTACTAATGTTAGTAGATATTTATTTAATATAGATTTAAACCCTTTAATAGAAAAAATTAATAGTGGTGAAATAACTAATAATAAAATTTTATCTCATAAATTAAAATTTACAAACGTAATTAATCTTAACGATGAACTTATTGGTACTAATATGATTAAATCCAGACGTTCTTCTGGTTTTGATTTAATACTTTTTGAATCTCCAGAGGAATTTGATGAAGGTACTGGATATGATTATATTTATACTGACAATATTAGTTTAAATATTAATAAAACAGCACCAAACTGGTTTAATAGAAAAAATAATCAGCCTTGGTCTATTAATGGTTGTTATGATAATACATCAACAGGTTTAACAATCTTAAATACACAAAGATTTGTTATTGGTAATGAAAATATAGATTTAGATATAACTGAAAAAATAAATAGTATATTATTTTCAGCTGGAACTACTAGTGGTTTTGGTATCGCATATAGTAGTTCAACTGAAAATATATTAGACCAAGTAAGAAATACAGTTAGTTTTTTTAGTAAATACACTTATACTTTTTTTGAACCTTATCTTGAAACAGTATATGATAACTCAATTATTGATGATAGGTGCCACTTATATTCTGATACAAATAGTAAATTAGTTTTTAATTATTCAAAACCGATAACAAATGTTGATAGAGTTGAAATCTTAAATCAAAACGGTGAAATAGTTCAAACTATATCAAGTTTAACATACCAAGTTGTAAGTTCATTAACTTTAACTACTGTTACTACATCTTTAACAATAACTGAAAACATAAAAAAACAATTTAATTCAACTTATTATATTGATGTTAATTTTGATTCAGATATTTATGAAATAAATCAAAATTATAATGATGTTTGGTATTTTAATATTAATAACAAGTTAAAAAACCAAACCAATTCATTCACTTTATTGGAGTATCAGGATGAATTTGATTATAGTAGTATTAAAACTCATATTAGTATTAATGGTATTAAAAGTAATGATGTTTTAAGAAATGATTCAATTAAAAAAGTAATTTTTAATTCAAAATTTTTAAATGAGAATAAAATATATACAAATTTAAAAGTAAATCTTAAATATAAAATATATGTTAGACAAGGTACTCAACAAATAGATGTAATACCCTTGACTCTTGCTAATAAATTAAATGATACTTTTTATGATATTATAGACTTAAAATGGTTTATACCAAATTTTTATACTATTGAAGCTGGATTTTATGATGAATTTAATAATTTAATTGGTGATACGAATAAAACAAATTTTAAAATTATAGAATAAAAATATACTATTTATAATAAATAAACATTATATTAGTTTAACGTAAAATAAATTTTTAACATTAAAAAAAAATTAACATGGGATTTGAAGCAACATCCGATTACAAAAAAACAACGTACATTAAAGTTAAAAGTAAGTATGCTGTACCTGACGACAGAAAATCACCTATTATAGGTAAATATTTTGAAACATCAGAAAGAACATCTGATGGCACATGGGTAAATAAAAAATTATTAGATAAAAATGGTAACCCATTAGTTTTATACGCTTATCTGAAAGAAATTAAATATAAAGCTGATAATTTTATTGAAGTAAATGGTCAAAAACAACCTAAACCATTAGTACAATTTGTATTAGTTGATGATGCTGATAATAATTATCAACTTGATATGGATTTTATTACACAAAAGAAATCTGTACAACCAATGTTGTTTAGTATTCTAAATTCATTTTATGGTCATGTAAAAGATAATAAACCTTTTGGTTATTTAAAATTCTACTTCTATGTAAGTGATAATGAAAAAGACCCTAAGAAAAAGAATATAGCATTGTATGTTAGAAATGCTGCTAATTGGGTAGCTAATTCTAAAAATTATGGTGTATATAAAGAAGAAAATACTAAATTTGATTGGGGTTATAAAATTACTGAAATCCCTAAGGCGTTTGAAACGGATGAAGAAGGTAATGAAATCAATAAAACTAAGAAACAACAAACGTTTTTTATTGAGATGATTAATAAAATTAATGATTACCTTAAACAATTTCATAATCAATACAGTATTGATAAAAATTCAATACCTCAATACACTTCCTCAGCACCTAGCGTAGATGATGAAGATGATGACGACGATATTCACGGAGCTTATTCAAATTCAGCTAGTTTTGTACCCCCTTCTACATTTGAAGAAAATACTACTAAACCATTAGAGGACGACGATTTACCGTTCTAAACAAAATAATTTTATAACCACCCATTAACCACTAATGTTAGTGGGTGGATTTTTTATACCCATATATTATGGCTTCAACATTTACTAAAGAACCAACATTAAAAAAGAAAACATTTTCATTATCTGATTATAAAAAGAAAACTAATGTAGATAATACATCATTTAAACCTGTTGAATGGTTTGAATTAGGTTCAGCATTTAAAGAATTAACTGGTGTACCGGGGATACCTATTGGTGGTGTAACCGTATTAATGGGACATTCAAACACATCAAAATCAACCGCAATGTTATTAGCGGCTGCTGATTCACAAAGAAGAGGTAGATTACCCGTATTTATTATTACTGAGATGAAATGGTCTTGGGGACACGCTAAAATGCTAGGTGTTCAATATGATGAGGTAGTTGATGAAACAACTGGTGAAGTTAATTATGAAGGTAATTTTATTTATGTTGATAAATCAACATTGAAAACTATTGAAGATGTAGCTCAATTCATTAATAGATTATTAGATGACCAAGAAAAAGGTAAACTACCATATGATTTAGATTTCTTTTGGGATTCAGTAGGTTCAGTACCTTGTTTAATGTCTGTTGAAAAAGGTAAATCAAATAATGAGTGGAATGCTGGTGCGATGTCAACACAATTCGGTGGTTCGGTTAACCAAAGAATTACCGCTTCAAGAAGAAGTACCTCTGAATATACTAATTCATTGATTTGCGTAAACAAAGTTTGGGTTGCTAAACCTGATAACCCAATGGGTAAACCAAAAATGCAACCAAAAGGTGGAACAACCCAATATTACGATTCAATTTTTGTAATTCAATTTGGAAATATTGCTAACGCTGGTTTAAATAAAATTACAGTTAAAAAGGGTAGTAAAACTATTACTTACGGTAGTAGAGTTAGTGTAGCTGTTGATAAAAATCACGTTACTGGACTTTCGTTATCAGGTAAATTAATTGTAGTTCCAGATGGTTATATTAAAGATGATAAAAAAGAAATTGATGCTTACCTAAAGAAAAACTTAGATTATTTTATGCAAGTTTTAGGTGGAACAGCTGATGAAAAACTTGAATTTGATATTGAAGATGGTGATGATGATGTTTTATTAACTGAACCTGAAGATAATGAATAAAACCTTAGTAGTAGACGGTTCCTATCTATTTAAAAATTCTTTAAGCAGTAAAAATAGGGTTATGTCTGGTGGAAGAGACATAACCGCTGTTTTTATGTTTATGATGAAATTAAGAAAATATGCAAAGGAAATTAAACCAACCAAAATTGTAGTTTTTTGGGATGGTGAAAATTCTGGTAAATATAAATATGATTTATATGAAGGTTATAAATCTAATAGAAAAAATAAAGATTGGTATAGAAAAATTGAACTATCTGAGGCTGAAATTAAATATTTTGAAAGAGAGAAAGAATCTGAGCTATATCAAAAAATTCGAATACAACAATACCTTGAAGAATTATTTATTAGACAATTTGAACAACCAAAAATTGAAGGTGATGATTTAATAGCTGTATATTGTAAGAATTATCACGAATCAGAAAAAATAATTATATTAACTAATGATAGAGATATGTGTCAATTAGTTAACTATGATAATGTTTATATTAAATTAGTTAAAGTTGAACCTCCTTTAACAATTGATAAACATAGTTTTTATCTTTTATTTAAGTATCATTATACTAATTCTACGCTTTATAAAATATTATTAGGTGATAATTCAGATGAAATACCCGGTATAACTGGCTTAGGTGATGAAACATTATATAAATATTTTCCTGAATTTAAAACTACAACCATTGATTATCAATATGTAATTGATAAAGCTAAAAGTATTAATGAAGAACGTGTAAAAAATAAGAAAAAACCTTATAAAGTATTAGAAAACATAGTAGATGGTGTATTTGATAATAAAAAATTAGGTATTGAAGGTTATGAAAGGAATAAATCTATTGTCAACCTATTAAATCCTATAGTAGAGGATGATACAGAAGAATTAATTGAGATGTATACTCAAACAAAATTAGACCCTGAAGGTAGGGGTAGTAAAAATTTAATTAAATTAATGAATGAGGATGAATTTTTCAAACATTATTTGAATACTGGAGGATTTACAGAATTTGTACGACCATTTTTTACACATATTTTAGTAGAGAATCCAAAAAAATAGGTTATATTAGTAAAAGAATGTTTAACTAACTAAAATTAAATAAATGAACGATACATTAGTATTAGAAACTGAAAATCCTAGCTCTTATATTAATACAAGAGACTTGAAAACACCCTTTAAATTTCTTGTTAAATATAAAGACCATGTTTTATATGAAAGAATCTTTGATTCTTTAGCATATAATCAAAATACACGTAATAATTTAAATCTAAAAACATTATATCATACATATCGTGATGTAATTAAAACAACACTTACGACTGTAAGTAAAAATCTTACATTTGAATATCTTGGATACCCGCTAAATCCAAAATACAAAAAAACAACAGAAAGATTTTCATATTTAAATGATAAGATAACCAAAAAATCTAACAATAAAGAAGAAAATATTGTTAAAATGGTTATTTATAATAACAATAATATCGTTATTGAACGTGAAACTGTTGTTAATAATTTAAATCCAGAGGCTTTTAATAGTTATGAATTTCTTTGTAATAATAATGACATGGTTTTATCTATTGAAAATTTACTTAGAAACAATGATATTAACCAAATTTTTTCAGAAAAGGAATTAATTGATAAACATTCCCTTTCAATCAAAGACATTAGAAATTTATCCGAAGAAGAAAAATCAAAACTATTAAAATAATTTATGTCTGAAATTAATAAATTATTTGATGTAAGTGAATTTCAATTCAATTTTATTCATCAAATATTATATTCAACCGAGTTTAAATCTGACCTAATATTAGAATTAGATACTAATATTTTTTCAGATGAAATATTAAGAATCTTATTTTTTAAGATTAAACAATATTGTGAACAGTATAAAAAAACACCTGATATTAGTAATTTAAAAGCAATTATTAAATCTTCTGACACATTAACAGATGCACAAAAAGAACTGTGTATTAGTAAATTAATGAACATTTTTATTAAAAATAATAAAATTAAAAATAATGAATTAAACAATGATTTAGATTTTGTTAAATCTTCTGTAACTAAATTTATTCAAACTAGAAAATTAAGTAATCTTAAAGAAAATAAGTTTGATGAAATCATCTCTACAGGTAATCTTGAAAAAATACATGATTTACAAGATGATTTAAGAAAAATCATTAGTATTGGTGAAGATGAAGATTTAGGGGTTAATGTATTTGATATTGATGATGATGTTTATGAAAATAAACTAAAAGACCCAATCCTAACTGGTATTAAGAAAATCGATGATATCATTGGTGGTGTTCCAAAAGGAAAATTAGGTTTAATCGTTGCAGGTCAAGGTGTTGGTAAAAGTAGTTTATTAGCTTATATTGCTAGTAGTGCTTATGACCAAGGTAAAAAGGTACTTCATATTATTTTTGATGAAAACGAAGTTCGTGATATTCAAAGACTTAATATGATTAAATGGAGTAAAATTCCAAGTAAAGAATTTAAAACTCGTAAAGCTGAAGTTAAAAAACTTGTTGCTCAATATAAAGAAAAGGTCGATAAGAAAAATGGTGCGTTAATTATTAAACGATTTGCATCAGAAGGTTTTACAGTGCCTAAACTTAAAAATAAAATCGAAAAACTACAAAATAGTTACGGTTTTAAATTTGATATGATTGTTATTGACTATGTTGATGAAATGGAATCACATAAACGAAATAATAATGACATCTGGAATGCTCAGGTTGATGTAATGAAAGCTTTACATAGTCTTGTTGTTGAACTTGATATTGTAGGTTGGACTGCTACCCAAGCACAAAAAACCTCTAATGATAAAAAAGTATTAGAGTTTCAAGATTGTGGTGGTTCAGTAGCTAAACTTAAAAAATCTCAATTAGTAATCGGTATTGGTAGAGATGCTACCGATAGAGAAAGCGGGTTAGCAAATTTTTCAATTATGAAATGTAACTACGCCAAATCAGGACATATTTTCAATGGTGCTAGATTTGATATGGAAACAATGACTGTTGATTTATCAGATACTAACGATGTTTTTGATAAGAACTTGTCAGATGAAACCCTTGATAAGGTTATCGCTAAAACCGAAGAAGAATTACATCAAAAAACTTATCAACAAAATACACCTTTTGTTAAAAGAACAAATAATAGTAGAAGAGAAACAATAGCCGCAGCAGTTTAATGAAAGTATATTATTATTGCCCAAACATGAACCTCCCTAGTGGAGGTATGGGCGTTTTACTAAAACAAGCTAAGATACTTAGTGATAATGGTTATGAGGTTGTTTTATTGTACAATAAACAACCAAATGAAGCTGATTTTAATCCTACTTGGATGGAATTTAGTATTCAACATTTACCTAAAAAAATCTTAACACAAAATATCTTAACAACTATTCAACCAAATGACATATTTGTTATTCCAGAAGGTTTTGGTTCCTTAGCTGAGGAGTTAAAATATGTTAAATGTAAGAAAGTTATTTTAGCCCAAAGTTGGATTTATATCTTAACATCCATGAAAGATGGTGCCAAATGGAGTGATTATGGTGTAAATACTGTTATAAGTGTTTCAGAGGGTATCACAAAGTATATAAAACTATTTGACCCTAATATTACTATCTACAATTATAGACAGTCTATATCGCCCATATTTAAGCCTTTAGAAAAGGAATTAACAGTTCTTTATTCAGTTTCAAGAGGACCAGAAAATGAAATGAAAGTTAATTCAGCTATTAAACTTTTTAAAGTATTATCACCTTACAAAAATATTCAATTTAAACACGTTAAAGGTCTTTCCAGAACTGAATTTGCTAAAGAATTAGGTAAAGCAACGTTTTGTCTTTATACAGATGAAATAGCTGGATTTGGTACTTTACCACTTGAAGCTATGGCTTGTCATACACACGTTATAGGTTTTATTAATATTGGTAATAAATATGAATATGCAGGGCGTTATGTCGATTTTTTTGTTGAAAATGGAGATTACGTTGCACTAGCTCAACAATTAAACGACTTAGTTAATCGTTATATGGATGAAGAAATTGATGAAGAATATTTATTTCTATTTTATGATGAAACTGTTAGTAGGTATAGTGAAGAAAATGAAATAAATAGTATATTAGATATATTTAAAAAATTATGATTAACACTATAATCTTTTCAAAAGATAGACCTTTACAACTACATCTATTACTTGAAAGTCTACACGAAAACTTAAATATTGAACATTTTAATATAAATGTTTTGTATAAATATACATCTGAAGATATTAAATTATCATATATTAAATTAATATCTTCATTTAAAAATATTAAGAATATTAATTTTATTAATGAAGTAGATTTTAATACGCAATTAAGGTATTTAACAGATTCAAAATATAAATACATTATGTATTTAGTTGATGATGATATTTTATATAAACAAACTATTTTAACAGAAGGTTTATTAGATAGTATTTTTGATGATAATGATTTAACAACTTTTAGTCTTAGATTAGGTTTAAATACTATTTGGTGTTATACACAAAAAGTAGAAAATAAACTTATTAAATATAATAAATATGAAGATGATTATATTATATGGAATACAAAAACATCAACAAATGATTATGCTTACCCATATTCATTAGACGGTCATATATTTAAAACCACCCATATTAATGATATATTAAAAAATATCGAAAATACTATAACTAACCCTAATATTTTTGAAGCTTTATTACCAAATAATAAAAATGTAATGATAGGTTCTCATAAACATAGTCGTTTAGTTAATAACCCAATTAATAGAGTACAAACAACATTTAATAACATAAGTGGAACTGTACATAATTATCAACCTGATATTTTAAATGATTTATATTTAGATGAAAATTTTATAATTGACCTTGATAATATTGATTTTAGTAATGTTATAGGACCACATCAAGAATTTAAACTATATTTTAAAGTAAATGAATAGTTTTTTAATAATTAGTTGTTTTTATAATGCCAGCGAATTTATTGAAAGATGTGTTGGTTCGATTTTATCACAAGATTATCAAAATTATCGTGTTTTATTTGTTGATGACGCATCTACTGATGGTAGTTTAGATTTGATTGATGATGATGAACGCTTTATTAAAATTAGAAATGAACAAAACAAAGGTCTTCTTTATAATTTTGCTACTTATTTACCAAAATATGCTAAAGCTGAAGATATTATCATAGTATTAGATGGTGATGATGCTCTTTATAATAGTAAATCACTTTTAAAATTAGACCAATTTTATCAAGAAACTTCTTGTTTAGTTTCTTATGGTCAGTCTATGTGGACTAATGGTAAAAAAGGTTTTGCTAGAGCTTATACTAAGGAAGAATTTAAAAACCTTAGAAAAGGTCCGTTTATATGCTCACATTTAAGGTCATTTAAATATGAACTTTTTATTGAAATGATTAATCAAGACCCTAATTTTGATTGTTATAAAGATGAAAAGGGAAATTTTCTTATGATGGCTGGTGATGTTGCTGTTATGTATCCAATACTTGAAATAGCCGGATTTGAAAATGTTAAATATAATGATAATATATTATATTTGTATAATTTCTCTAATCCAATCTCTGACCACGTAAAAAATCAACAATTACAATGGGATTGTCATAGAATAATATCAAATAAAACACCTTTTAAACAACGTGGCTATAAATCATAAACTAGACATTAACGAAATTAATTTTATAAAATATATAAAACAAATAAAAAGTGAAATATTTTTTATTGATGTTGGGTGTAATAGAGGTTTATATATTGATGAATTTTACAGAGGTAAAAATAATATTACGGCACATTGTTTTGAACCTATTAAATCTTTATATGATGATTTAGTTGATAAATACGAAGAATATCAACAACTAAAATTAAATAATTTTGCTATATCTGATACTAATGACGAAATTGATTTTTTTGAATTAGTTGACCCTATAACAGATGGTTGTTCATCAATAATTAAACGAAATATTTTTGATGAATTAAAATGGGAATATAAACAATATAAAGTAAAAACTCAAACTTTGGATGACTATTGTTTAAAAGAAAAAATTAATCATATTGATTTTTTAAAAATTGATGTCGAAGGTGCTGAATATAAAGTTTTAAAAGGTGCTAATAAACTTTTAAAAGAAAAAAAAATAAGTTATATTCAAATTGAATATGGTAACACAACAAAAGATGCTAATATTAATTTAATTGATATAATAAGTTATATTAATTCATATGGATATGAATTATATTATTATAATAACAATGAATTCAATCATATTAATAATATAAATTATATAAAATATGAAAATATTGATAATATTAATTTTATAATAAAATATGGATAAAATTTTACAATGTAAAATGATTGGCGGAGGTTTCCAACATCAAGAATGTGTTAATATAAACAATTACAAATCTAAAAATTTTATATGGACAAAAAATAATTCAGATATTGAAATGTTTATTGATAATTCAATTTATAATAATCTAGGAAAATCACCAGACAAAAAATATGCTTGGATTTTTGAAAGCGAAGAAATTTTCAATATTGATTTTTTTGTTGAAGAATTTGAATTGTTAAGTTGTTCTTATACTAAAATATTCACACATAATAAAAAACTTTTGGATAAAGGATTAAATTTTTGTTTTATACCTGCTAATAGTTTTTGGATTGAAACCCCTTTTATACATGAAAAAAATAAATTAATTTCTATGGTAGCATCAAATAAAAATTTAACAACTGGACATAGATTTAGAAATCAATTTATAAGAAATAATCCAAATAAATTTGATTTATTTGGATTTGGTTATAAACCTATACAAAAAAAAGAAATAGCTTTAAATCATTATATGTTTTCAATTGTTATCGAAAACAGCTTTTATGATAATTATTTTACTGAAAAAATTTTAGATTGTTTTGCAACAGGTACTATACCAATTTATAAAGGTTGTGATAATATAAATGAATTTTTTGATGAGAATGGAATTATAAAATTAACAGATGATTTTGATTTTAAATCATTAAATAAAGAATTGTATAATAGTAAAATAGATGCTATTAAAAAGAACTTTAATTTAGTTCAAAATTATAAAATTTTAGAAGATATAATATACCAAAAAATAACATTATGATAAGTATTGTAAGTGGAACATTAAATAGAATAGAGCTATTACCTGATTTATTAGCTAACACAATATATGCCTCCGATAAAGTAGAATTAATATTAGTAGATGGTGGTTCAACTGATGGTAGTATTAATTTCCTTAAAAATGTTAAACATCCTAATTTTAAATTAATAGAAGTTGGTGGTAGAAGTTCGTACCCTCATTTTATGAATTTAGGAATTAGAGAAGCTAAATATGATTGGATTTGCCAATGGAATGATGATGTTTTATTAGTTAATAAATGGAATGAAGTTATATCTGAAATAGATGAATCTGATGTTTATATTTTTAATTGGAAATATGGTTATAAAAAAGATATGAATGATGAAAATTGGTTAAAAGGTTCTATATATACTGATGGTTGGTGTTTAGCAAATAATACTAAAAACGGTGGACAAGATATTTGTGTTAATTATGGTATTTATAATAAAAAGATTTTTAAAGAAATAGGTTTATATAATTCTGATTACCAATATTATTATTGTGATTCTGATATGGCTTATAGAGCTTTTATTTTTGGTTATAAAATAAAAGATTTGCCGAATATTAAAGTATGTTCATTAAATACTGAAAAAAAAGCTTTTCATGATTCTGAAGGAGAAAATTATTATATTATTAATCGTGAAAAATATAAAAATAAAATATTACCTGATAACTTAGAATACCTATGAAAAAAAAAGTTATAGCTTTTACATTATATAAAGCACCAAACACTTGGGAAGAAGAAAATTTAACAAGTTTTATTAAATATTTTAATGGTTTTAAACAAAATATTGATTTAATAAAAACTTTATATCCTGATTGGTGGATTTATGTTTATCATAATAAAGACCTTGACATTAGTAAAATAAATATTGATTACGATAAATTTGAATGGAAACTTGTTGATAATCTTGATATTGCTGCAATGCAATGGAGATTTTTACCTAATGATGATGAAGATGTTGAATTATTTATATCAAGAGATATAGATTCAAGAATAACATCAAGAGAAGTTCAATCTGTAAATGAATGGATTGATTCGAATAAGATATTACACATAATGAGAGACCATCCACATCATCATTATAAAATTTTAGGTGGTATGTGGGGTATGAGGTCTCAAAAAGATTTTAATATGTTAGAGTCTTGTGTTATATATAACAAAAATCATTCATACAACTCTAATACATCTTGGTATGAAAAATGGTGGGATATGAATTTTTTACGAGATGTTATTTATGATAAATATTCTCATAATAGTTATATTAATGCTTCATATTTTAGGGATGAATTTTGGGCTAAGGATTTTACTATAGAAAGAGTTAATTCTCATTTTATTGGTGAGATATTTGATGAAAATAATATTAGAGGAGAACATTACAGACAATTATGACTTTTGGTTTAGCAATACCTTGTTATATTAATCATTTACATCATCTTGATAAATTATTTGAAAATATATCAAAACAAACTATCATACCTGATGAAATATCCGTTTCAATATCTGAGGTAGAAGATTATAAAATTAAAAATGATTACGGGTTAAATATATCGGTAATTACCACACCTAGAAAATGTGGTGGTGCTGAAAATAGAAATATTGCGGTTAGTAATTTAAATACTGATATTGTTAGTTATTTTGATTGTGACGATTTGATGCATCCAAGAAGAACTGAATTTCTACGAGAAGCTTTTTTGAAAGGGGCTAAAGTTGTTGTACATAATTTTGATATTTCAGAAAATACTTCATTTAAAAATTTTAGATTAAATACTTATGATTTTTTAAAATCAGAAGAAAATATCAATTTACATCTTGATATTATTGACACAATAAATCCAAATCATTTATATCCTGTTGATAAAGATAATATTGTTTGCTACGCAAACGGTCATGTAACTGTTATTAAATCTATAACAGAAAACTTTCAGAATAATATTAATCACCCGTTCCCCGATTCACTTTTTAATAGAGAATTAGTTGAAAATGGTTATAAAATAACATGGTTAGATAATCATTTATCGTATTATATGATATGAAAAAGGTTATAAGTTTTAGTCTATATGGTGATAAACCTATATATAATATTGGTGTTATTAGAAATGCTGAATTAGCAAAAGAAATATTTCCTGATTGGGAAATGTGGGTTTATTATAATAATACCGTACCTCAAACAACAATTGATAGTCTAAATAATTTAAACGTCAAACTCATTTATATGAGTGAAAATAAGAATTTTATAAATAGTACATGGAGATTTTGGCCAATTTCAGACCCTTTTGTTGATATATTAATTTGCCGTGATGCTGATAGTAGATTATCGGAAAGAGATAAATGTGCTGTTGATGAATGGATTAAATCATCTAAGACATTTCATATTATAAGAGACCACCCTGTTGGACATTGGTGGCCAATGAATGCAGGTATGTGGGGTGTTAAAGGTACACCAATACTTAATTATGATGATTTATTTTACGAATATCTATCTAATAATTATAGAGAAAATGATAAATCATTTGACCAATGTTTTTTAAAAGATGTTATATATCCTATGGCAATAAAAGATTTATTTTTACATGATGAATATTATAATTATGAGAAAATTGGAGAAAAAATAAAAAGAGACCGAAAAATAGATAATTTTGCTTTCATTGGTGAGTGTATAAGTGAAAATGATACAACATTTACTGGTCAAAGAGAAACAATAATAGAAAGATATGAACAATAGATATATATACCATCACCTTGGTTTAGGTGACCATATTATTTGCAATGGATTAGTAAGGCATATACACAAAAATTGTGATAATAACATTATTTTGTTTTGCTATGCTCATAATCTTGAAAATCTTAAATTTATGTATAGAGACTTAAATAGATTTGAACTAAAACCTATGAGTAGTGATGCTGAAATTGATAATTTTATAACAACACATAATGTTTTAGTTCATAAGATAGGATTTAATCATTTAGATTCATATATGCCTAAATTTACTTTTGATGAAGCATTTTATAAAATAGCTGGTATTAGTTTTGTTGTTAGGTTTAATGAATTTTATATAGAAAGAGATTTTCAAAGGGAGGAAAATGTATACAACGAGTTAAACCCTAACAATGAAAAGTACATATTTGTACACGACGATAGTAGTAGAGGTTATTCAATTGATAGAAGTAGATTACCAACTGAATATAAAATTATTGAAAATGATATGAAATATAGTGTTTTTGATTTTATGAAAATCATTGAAAATGCGGAAGAAATTCATATGATGCAATCATCTTTTAAAGAATTAGTTAATTCTTATAGATTACCAAAACCTAAAATATTTTCACATAATTATGTTAGGCAATATCCTGATTGTCTTAATAGTATCGGATTAAATAATATTACAATTTTAAATTAAAATATAATGAATATTGGAGAACAACTTGATGAACATATTAGAAATATAGTAAAACAGTTACTAGACAAAAATAAAAAAGTAGAATTACCGGAAGATTTAATTGAAACTGATAATCTAGGCGAAGTCATTGAAAAACTATGTATTCTACATTGTAGAATGTGGTATTTGGAAGATTCATATAAAACTACTGATAATGATGCTGTATTAGCGGATGTAAAACGAAAAATTGATATTTGTTTTAAGCAGAAAAGACCCAAGTATGTCCAAGCTATTAATAGAATGGTTGATAGTGCTATTGTAAATGGCAGGTCTTTGGTTGAAGATTCTGTTAAACATTATAAAGGTTTTAATTAAAAAAATGTATATTAGTTAAAAATAATAAAGTTATGGAATTTAAAATTACTAAAAGCGGTGATACCCCTTTGAATGAGAATAGCAAATTTAATATATTGTTATCGGATATGACAGCTGACGAATTAGATTTCTTTCGTGTATATCTATTATATATAGGCAGAATACAAAAGTCAGTCAATCTCAATATCAATCTTGATGGTTTAAATTTAGATAATATTATTAAACTAGCTTAATGGAAAAAAAATATACTAGAATAGCTCATATGGCTGATGTTCATTTTATGAACAATTTAAGTCGTTTAACAGAACAAAAACACGTAGCTGACAAAACGGTAGAATCAATTAAAGAACAATCACCTGATTTAATAGTTATATCAGGTGATTTGTTCCATGATTATGTAAGACCATTTAATGAAGTTAGAGCCTTAGCTGCTGATTTTTTATATAAATTAACTGAAATAGCTGAAGTTGTTATTACCGATGGTAATCACGATTTGATGAAGTTAAACCTTCAAAGACATTCATCAATTAAAAACTTAGTTGATATAATGAAGAATCCTAAAATTCATTATCTCAATCAAACTAAGATGTATGAAATGGGCAATTTAGTATTTGCTTGTTGGTATCATCCAGACAGAAAAAGTCCTTGGTTAGATTTCACACAAGAAAGAGACCCTAATAAAACATATATTGACATATTTCATGACCCAATACAAGGTTGCAGTCTTGAAACAGGAAGTATCTATGAGAATGGTGATGCTGTATCATTAAGTGATTTCAAAGGTGATATAGTAATGGCTGGCGATATACATTTATTTCAAGTAGAATATAAGAATAAAAAGCCTTTCTTTTGTTATCCATCATCATTATACTGCACCAAATATTCCGAAGGTAATAATTCATTTCATGGGTATGTAATATGGGATTTAAGTCTTATGGATTTAGAACCGATTGAAATTAAAAGTGATTATAAGTATTTTAACGTAAAAATTGAACCTGATTTTGATTATGATGATATAACTATTAGTTTTGATGAATTAGGTGTTTACAATTATATAATGATTAGATGGTTGGATTATAAAGTTAATGCTACCGTTGAAAATAAAAAGAAAATTATTAAATATTTTAAAGATACTTTTAATATTACTGATGTTAAATTTGATGAAACTAAATTATTAAGTAAAAACAGTAAAATTGAAGATGAAGCATCTTTAATAGATTTACAAGATACTGTTGAGGTTGAAAAATTAATGATTAAATTCCTTCAAGATAATAAATGTCCTGAAAAATTAATTAACGACATACTTTTATTAGATAAGAAAATTACTGAATTAACTGAAATGGAAACAACTAATGTAGGTGATGTTAGTTATAGTATTGATAAATTAGTTATTGATAATTTTAAATCAAATGGAGAAGAATTTGAGTTAGATTTATCAGATAAAAATGGTATTATACAGATATCAGGCGAAAATCAAGCAGGTAAATGTTTACACCCTTCAACAAGAGTAAAAATTAGATATGGTTTATCTGAAAGATAAAAATATGTTGATATTATCAGATAGAGATTTACAATTAAAAAATATTAATATATTTTTACCAAAAAGGAAAATTAAAAATTTGGTTATGAGTAGAAATGCTTATTATAATTTTAATACTTCCAAGATATATTCTAAAATTATTGATGTATTGATAAAAAATTATACATTGATAATTAATGGTTAGAATTTTTTTAATAATTCTATACTGTTAATAACTCTTTGTCTAGCACTATCAAGAGGGAAAGGAACTCTTATTACACTACCGGGTGTTATATCTGACTCTTTTTTAAAACTTGGATTGGCCATCAATATTAATTTACTATATAATGGTGTAGAATAATTATCATTAGAAATTTTATCAAGCCTATCAAATTGTGTATATTCTACATATAAATCACTATTACTGATAGGTATTTTGATAAAAGGTATCAAATTAAAATTATTATCATTTATATAATCTGTTATATCTATCATGTTATTTTTACTTAAAAGAACTTTATTATTTTATCTACTCTATATAATATATAGTTATTTTTTCAATGAAAAAAGCACCTTAATACAGGTGCTTATATTCTTAGTTTATATTTTTAGTTTATTTGTTAGGATAAATCCTAAAAAGGTTGATAAAGATTGCAATTGTTAATCATTATCCAGAATATCACTATTTTCATTTTTACTAATGAAGTATAACGATTTGAAAGTTTTTAAAGAGTTATTAACTTCTTTATTGGTTTTAATACCTGTAATTTCTTTTATAATTTCAATTATTTTCTTTCTCATATAATGATTGCTGAAATCTTCTTCGGACGGCTCATATAAAACCCCAATATTTTCAAATATAGTGATTAAAGCTCTACCAACTTTATAATCATTTTCTTTAACAGATTTACCAGTATTCAATTGTTGATTTATTTTTTCAATCATATTTTTTGCTATCTTACTAAAAAACATATCATTTTTTGAAATACCATTATCAATATCTAATTCATAACTGTGTTTAACATCTTGGTCAAACATACTATAATAGATATCAACAGAATCGTTATTTTTATCATGATTATATGATTCTTCACTTAGTTTTTTTAAGTGGTTTTTACATATAGTCGAAAAATATGAAAATGCTTTTACAGGGTCTCCATTTTTATTAACAGCATCAGGTTTAAAATATGCTAGATTGTTATATAAATGTATTACAGCATCATCAATCATATCATCAATAGTCACTCTTTCAGTGAAATAATAATGAAAAGTTCTTGCTTGTATGGACGCTATTTTTTTTAAAGGACCGTGTATAATTTTTTCATATAATCTAGTCCTTTCTTCGTCCGAAGTGTATTGGCTATTATATAAAATAATAGCCTTTTCCACTTCTTCATCAAAATACCTCTTATCATTGTTTTTAGGTTTTCTACCTCTTTTCTTTTTTTCTACAACGACCATTCATACTAATTATTAAATAAAATTATAGTATAGGTTGCTCAGTAGTAGTTACTGAAGGTACATATTGTTTGTTCCTATCTTTTGTATGATAACATTCTTTTTTGGAAGTATTTATCCACCACCTTAATTCATCTTCACTCATTTTACTAATCATGTGAGATATTGAATTTTCTCTATTACATAGATGTAGATAACCAATTTTCGGTATTAAATATGGTTTTAAATCTTTATTTGTAATTCTAAGTAAAAATTCATAAAAATAAGCGTATTTCATAGATTCTTTAAGACCTCCATGATTGATAAAATCTTCTTTTCGCATTACTATACCATAGATAGTAAACATTTCAGGTAATATTTGTGGGTTGTTAAGTAAAGCAAAGTTAACAAAACCATCTTCATGTGATTCAAAACCTAAAGACCATGCAGTTTCATTAACAAAGCGTAAAAAATTATTTCCATCAACCATATCACCTACTAATGGCAGAAATACGGTTTGTTCATCTTTAATTTCTTTAATTTTCTCCACTTCACTTAACCAATAATTAGTTAATGAATCATCAAAACCTAAAATAGTGAAATATTCTGTTGTACAATTTTTCACACCAAAATTAATTGAAGCTTGAATGTTATGATTTTCGCCTTTAAAATCTAATAAATTAATTTTAATACCTTTATATTCAGATGCATCAACTAATTTAGTAGTTTCCAACATAATGTCAGATAAATCTTCTCGACATTCATCAATAACAACCATTAATTCTTTTGGTTTAGTACTGCTATTAAAAACAGATACTATTGCGTTACTAAATAATGTTTTTTCTTCTTGACTTTTTAAGCCGTTTATTGGTAATATAACTGTTAATTCCATAATTATTCTTCTGTGTTAATTAAATTGTTAATTGCTTCTTTTCTTTTATTGAAAAAATATTCATAAGATGATTTTAATTCTTGATTTTGCCTTTCAATAGTAAATGAATTTGAAATTTCTTTCATTTTTTCATAAACACTAACTAATTCAGGACTATTTTCTAACCAAGCGTTTAGTACTTGACCCAATTGTTCCGCTAAATCGTTTATGTCATTAGACCAAACAGCTGAACCGTCTTTAACATATTCTTTTGTGATTTTTGGTTGGAAACCAACTAAAATTGAACCAGATTTAAAAGCTTCAAGAGGGATAGTACCAAAACCCGTTTCAGAATCTAACCAAACAATGGCTGGTAATTTACTTAGTTTTTTAGCAAAAACTTCACGTTCAACAGCCATACCAGAACCATTAATAGGTTCAAAACCAATAAAACGTAAATGAGGGTGTTTTAGGTAGAATGTTTTAATAAATCTAGTGATATCCTTTTCAAAACGACTGTAAAATCCTATAACTAACCTCTTATCTTCATTACTTTGAAAATAATCTGGTATACCAATTGTATAATTTTTAATATCATATAAATTATAGAATAAACTATTGATATGTTTTGCTAGTTCAGGACTTGTTGTTATTACATTTTTAAACCCAAATTGAGACCAAGAACCGCTAATCATTAATGAATCAAGCATATAGTATTCAGACTGACAAAATACTATTTTTTCACATGGAATATTTGAATTATAAATTTCATTCATTACGTTAGTAAAATATTCAGGGACAATTAAAAAGTCCTCCGGCCCAATATTAATTGGAGTTTCAATGGCTGATATTGATGGTAATGATTTTAATTCTTCATCTAAATATTCAGGTGTTACATACCTTTTATTTTGTTCTTCCTCTTTTAAGATATAAGCATCATAACCTGAATCACGTAAAAGTTTACAATGAGTATATAATTGAACAACACCCATTGAATAGATATTACTTGCCTCAGTCAAGTTTGGTGCGTAGATATAGATTTTAAATTTTTTGTCATTAATCTTATCTACTATACTTTTTAATAACTCTTTTTTTTCCATAAGTTTTTTTAATAAAATACGTTTTTTAGTTATATTAGCTAAAAAAGATGAAAAAAATTGGTATAGAAATAAATGGATTAATCAGAGATTTTAAAACTAATGTTATAGAATCATATAAAAAAGAAACAAGAATTAAAAGTGAATCTAAGCAATATCTACTTGATAATATCAATAATGTAACGCATTTCAACATTTCTGAATTTCTAATAATTGATTCAGATAGTAAACCAAAGTATACTTTTAATGATTTTATTATTGATTATGTATCAGTTATGTACGCAAATCCAAAGCGTAAACAAAATATAGCTATAAATCATCTACAGATTAGAGAAATTTTATCAGATTATAAGTTATACTTTTTCTCAAAAGAAGGTGAAACTGCTAGAATGTTCACTCTCAATTATTTAACTGATAATAGGTTAATAATGGATGGGGTTGTCTTTATTAAAAATTACTCCGAGTTAAAAGATATGTTCGATGTGATATTAACATCAAACCAGTTATTTCCCAATGATTTATGTGAAAAAACTATTATATTAGAAGAAGATAAATACAAACCTAATTTTATTTCAGAACTTTTTACAAATGAAAATTGAAAAAATTAAAAATTTAGAAGACAAGATTTTAGAAAAATCTTACACTAGAAGTAATAAAAATACTAGACTTATTTGGAATAGCCAGTCTATAAGTTTTCAAGTAATTAATATTTTAATATCATTCTTCGGTGTATATTATCTATTAAATTCTTTTATTGAACAGAATTTTCCTTTGAAATCTGTTTTTTTTGGTTTCATTAGTATTTTAATACTTTCATTTTGGGAAGTAATCAAGAGGATGGTATCTATAAATCTTTTCTTTGATATTCTCAAAAAGAAACCATTTAATATTTTAAATATCATTTTAGTTTTATTTTTAGTAGTAGGTTCAGGATTTATAGCCATTAAATCTATAACTGAAATTACAGAAAATACTGATGTAAATAAAAATAATTTAGTTAGCACCTATGAAAAAAATCAATATTTGTTAGATTCAACACATAAATCTAATGTAGATACGCTTACTAAACAATTAAATATCTTAATTAAAAAACAAAATGGGTATTTATATTCATCAGATACTATTAGAGTATTAACTAAAAAAGAAACCCAACTTATAAATCAACTTAATAAAGATATTGACTTAACCAAACAAAGTTTAAGTAAATTAAATAGCGAACATACTGATAAAAAAAATACACTTAAAACAGAATATTTAACTCAGTTATCAAAAATTTCCGAAAAGAAAAACTCCAATATTTTTATATTATTGTTTATAACATTGTTTATTGAAACAATGATTATGGTGGGTATATATAATGTAGTTTCTTTTGACTTTAAAGCTTTTAACGAGATATATAATTCAGATTCATATAATAAATATAATCGTTATTTAAATCTATTAAAAGTAATTTATCAAAATGGTTTATTAAAAGAAAATGATGTTTTATTACCAGAAACTAAAATACTTGATTATGCTAAATTAAATGATAAAAATATTAAACAAATTGATATTAAAGATTTCATTAAATTTCTTGGTATTAATAATATCATTAAATTGAATAAAAATAACAGGGTTATTTTAAAATCATACACCGAAGCTATTGAATTAATTAAAAAATTAACATATAATTACTAATGACAGAACAAAATATTGACCTTAAAAGTTTATATGAACTTTTTAAAAATAATCCTGACTTAGATATTGAAATTGAAACTCCTAATGGTTATCAAAAAATTAAATCAGTTGATATAACAGCTAAAGATAGTGAAACCATAACAATTGAATTTGATGATAACTCAGTCACTTCAAGTGAAAATCATTATTTTAAAACTGATAGTGGCGATGGTACCAAGGTATATACTAGTGCGTTGAATGTACTAAAGAACAATACACCAGTTTTAACTAGGAATGGTCTTAAAACACCTAAAACTGTATATGTTAATAACGAAAAAATTGATTTATATGATATTCAAGTAGAAGGTAATCCAGAATTTTTTGTTAATGATGAAATTATTTCACATAACTCAAATATTTTAAATTCTATAACTTATGGACTACAAGGTAGAACATTAGATACTATTGATAGAGAATCCAATAGAGATAATAAATTCATCAATTTTAATAGGAATTTAGATTATTGCCAAGTTAAGATTTTTATTTCAGTTGAAGGTAAACAATATTGTATTACCAGAAGGACTGAAAGAAAATGGGATAGAAAAAAAACATCCATCACATCATGTTCAACCACAGTTAAATATGATTTAGTTGATGAACTAGGTAATATCCTCAATCAAGAAACTGACCAAGATAAAAATAAAACACAAGAATATCTTAAGAATATTGTAGGTGAATTTAAAGATTTTCTTAGATTATCATTAATTAATGCTGATAATCTTAACGATATATTATCTATGGATAGGGCTGAATTTTTAACTGCTATATTAAAAGATTCTGGTTTAGATATGTTTGAGAAGAAATTAGAAAGATTTAAAAAGTGGAAAAAAGATGAATATAAGAAGGAAACCCAATTAAAAATTGATGTACTTGATTATCAAAATCAAATTGAAACACATAAATTAAATATTATTGAATATGAAAAAGAAATTCAAACAATAGAGTCTGAGATTAAAAATTTAGATGATTCGTTAAGCAAGGGTAATTCTTATAGAGATGAAGTATTATCCACTAAAAAAGATGTAGATTTAGTTCTTTTAAATACTAATGTTAATGATATTAAAACGAATATATTAAATTTAATAGAAAAAAAGAAAAATAAAGAACATGAAATTGAAACTCTAAAAGAAAAAATTGCGGGGTTAGAAAAGTATGTATTTAATAAAGAATCATATGATTTAGTTTTAAATGAATTTAACACTTTTAAAGATTTGATGTCAAATAAAAAACATGAAATCAAAAAAATACAATTAGAAAATGAACAATTACTCAATGATATCTCTAAAACTAATGGTTTAATTTCATTAGAAGAAAGAAATATTAAATTTCTTGATAATGAGCTTGAAGCCGAAATAAAACGCATTCAAAGTCAAATTGAAATAAAAGAAAAAGAAATTGCTCAGTTTGAAAATAGTAAAGTATGTCCAACTTGTAAACAACTTAAAAATAAAGATGCTATTTCAGAAATTGAAAAAACAATTCGTAATATTAGATTAAATATTAATGGATTAGAACATGAAATCAGTAGTTTAAAATTTAATTTTAATTATAAAGATAAATTAGATAAGATAAATAACCAAATTACTCAATATCAAACTAAAATTACTGAATATAATAGTGAAATTGAAAAAAACAAAGAGAAAATCTCTATTATTGAAGCTGAAATAATTAAAAAACAACTTGATTTTGAGACTATCAATCATAAACTTCATGAATTTGATAATATAAAAGAAAAAATTAATGAGAAAAATCTTCTTATTAAAGATTTAGAAAATAAACCAACTGATATTGAAAATATTGAATTAAGAATAGATTTAGAAAACAAAAGGATTACTGATTATGAAAGAAATCTTCAAAATAAAGAAGAAAATGATAAAATAGATATTAAATTACAAAAAATTGATGCCAGAATCAATGAGTTGTTAACACAAAAAAATAGTAAAAATGAGCGCAGATTATCATTAAAAAATACTTACATTGTCAATGAACAACAAAGTATTAAACAAAAAAATGAAACTATTGAAAAGTTTGAAAAACAACAAAATGAGGAATTAATACGTGATTTTTATGAAAAAATCCTACATAGAGAAGGACTTCCAAGTTTAATACTTAAACAGCGACTTTTTACTATTAATAATGTTTTAAGTGAATATTTAATTGACGTTGATTTTGATGTATATCTTAATGATGATTTAGAATTTAAGATGATTAAAAAATATGCACCAGATATTTTAATGGATGTTAAATCAGGCTCAGGTATGGAAAGAGTGTTTAGTAGTATAGCACTTAGATTAGCACTTAGAATGTTAAATCGTAATTCTAAACCAAACATATTGTTATTAGATGAATTATTTGGTAAACTTTCAGAAAAAAATGCTGGTTTATTTGTTGGTTTAATGAGACAACTTAGACGGTATATTGATAAAGTAATTATTATTGAACACGCTCATAGTGAATTAATTGAACCCGATTTTCTTTTAGTAGCCGAAAAAGATTTAGATAATAATACTAAATTAACATTTAAGTAAAATACTTAGTACTGAATATCTAAAAAATTCTATTTATTAGAAAACATGATATTCAGTACTAATTTATCAGATAAAAATTTAATAGCCTCTTTTAATCTTAGTAACACTAACTGCTACGATAATAATACGGCATATACTATCACATCAAACACTTTTTATAGAGGTTATGATTTGTTATCTGATAATGTTATTGGTTACGGTAAAAACTTATACAGTTTTGGTCTAACAAGTAGTTATACTGAAAATAAAACACTATCTATCACCGATAGAAATTTAAAATTTCAACAAATAGGAACTAAAAATAATTCAGGTGAAACTGTATATCTATTAACAGGTATTACCAGTGGACTTACAAATTCAGGTGATACATATTTTAATCTAGCTGGAAGCTATTTAACTACCAATTTTAAGTATTATGGTTATAATTATGAATTACTACCGTATAGATATTTAGATGGGTTTACTATTGAAACTTGGTTATATACTGACCAAAATACATTTGATAATATAACAGGGTTTACCGATGGATTTTTCTTATATTTCGGTGCAAGGGCGGAGAATCCTAACAATATTTATTATTCAGGTTTAACAAATATAACATCATCAACTTATGATATTAATTATTTGTATGATGATATAGCTAATAACGTTATAGGTATCAAATTAAACAAGGATAAAACCATTTCGATTAGATATTTAACAACATCAGCCCAAACAGTAGAAATTAAAACCGACAATTCAATTAAAACTGGTTGGACACATTTTGTTATGTCGTATAACCCATGTCAAAAAATAAAAGATAGACCCGGTGATAAGATTAATAAATATGATTTAATAGATTGTTTTAAAAGACGTGATGGGGATTTAAATATTTATATCAATGGTAGTTTATTTTATAATTATAAAGAATTTCCTGAATTATTTTGGTATAAAAACCTAAATACTAGTACCGAAAATCAAGTAGGTTTACCTTATACTATTTCTTGGGGTGGTGGTAGTTCAGGTTTAAAAAACTATCAAATACAATCAGCAACAACTATAACTGGTTTAACTGTGGTCGAAAGTGCTATGACATTCACAGCTTTAACCTCTGGCGGTAGTGTGTATGAATATACATCAACAACGATGATAGTTAGTAGTTCATATACCGCAGGTACGGTATATGTAGTTGATAATGGGTTTCAATTTTTAGATGGAGATTCGGGTCAATTTGATTTGGATATAAATGATTTAACAAGTGATATAATTGATGTTGTATTAGAACAGGATATATCATTATTTTATGGTGGAAATGCATCGTTAAAAATAAGTAATACAACAGCAGGTACTTCATTTATAACAACTAACGGAAATATACTTAGATTCACTACTCCAATTATTTTTGAAAATAATACTAAATATTCAGCTGAAGCGTATTTGTATGATAGAGATTCATTTTTTAACTCAGATAAAAGAGTTTATTTTGATATACCCAATTTACCAAGTGAAAATAAATTAACAATAAGTAGATTGGATTATAATAATTCATATTCATCTAACACTTGGAATAGATTATATTATGAATTTGAAGTACAAGGCTTAACATCTGGAACCCAAACAGCCTTTTTAGAATTATTAACAGATAATATAACACCTGATTTTAATTCTTCTTTTGGGTTTAATATTGATAATGTAACTGTTAATAAATATAAAAAGGAGGCTGTTGTAGTACCAATTGATGTTGAAATACAACTTACTGGTTATAGTATAACATCATCAACAATCTATGATTTATTTACACCAAATTTTGAATCTAAAATAGCAGAAAATTTTGACGGCTCATTTATAGGTAGAATACAGATGTTAAATATCTATGATAAACCTTTAAACTTTATTGAAATTAAAACTTTATATAATAAAAAGGCTTTAGATTTTGAGTTAAGTAAATTAAAATAAATACTATTTAATATAAAAATGTTTGATTTTTATATTGACAAAAGTAATTATTTAGATTTTAGTGTATCAGACTTTACCATTAAAAAAGGGTCTGAATTACCCTTTTTAGAAATCAAACCAATCCCAACTACTAATTTTGAGGTTTTATTAGATTTATTACCTAATATGAAGGTTAGTTTTAGTATGCTTAACATTAAAACTAACACATATACTATTTTAAACAAATATATTAATATTAATTTAGAAACTTATACTAATAAAGTAAGTGAAAATCAAGATACTTGTAGAAGTATTAAAGATTTTTCAATTCGATATTTCTTTAATAAAAATGAAACAAAAATACCCGGTAGTTATATTGGAGAATTTAAAATACATATAACTGAAAATAATGAAATCAAAACTTTAATAGTACCGATTAAAAATAAATTAAATATAATTATTACAGACTAAAGATGTATTATACTAAACCTAATTTCAGTACTCAAATAATCCAGTATCCAGATACAACAGCTATTTTATCTGGATATACATCTTTTTTGCAAGGTATAGCCGTTAAAAATATTAATATTAATACATCAAATCCAGTTGTTGGTTATGCTTTAATATATGACGGTACTGAGGTTAGATTTCAACCAGCGGGTTCAGGTTTAGACCAAATTATATTTGGTATGAACGTATCGGTTGAACCTACAAATGCTCTTCAATATAACATAGCAAATGGTTTATATCAAATAAATGGTGTTAAATATCCATATTTAGGTGGTAATGTTTTAGTTAGTAGCGGTAATGCTACTAATTCAAGGTTTGATGTGCTTTATATAACTACAGGTGGAACTGTACAAGTATTACAAGGTTCACCAGCGGCTTCACCATCTGTACCTGTATTATCAGCTGGTCAATTATTAGTTTCAACTTTATTAATACCAGCGGGTTATTTTAGTGGTTCAACTGGTTCAACAATTATTAGTAATTCTTCAACTACACAAGTGTTTGAATATACAACTGGTTCAACTGGTGGTATTCAAAGACAAGCTGTTTATAATTCAAGAGGTTTTGGACCTTTTTCTTTTGCACCGGGTAGAAATTCAATAGCATATGGTCAAGATAGTACTACATTAGGTCTTGATACAATAGCATCAGCTAATAGTCAAACTGTTGTAGGTCAATTTAATATTCCGAATACAAATACTTATTTTTTAGTTGGTAATGGTAATAATAATTCTGATAGAAAAAATGCGTTTTCTATTGACTATTCAGGTAACACAAATGTTTTTAATAGGTTGTTTATTAAAAATGTTGAGATTGAATTAACAGGTTCAACAACTAATAATGTTTTAAAATTTATTAATAATAAATATACACCATCAAAAGAAACTTTTGATAGTTTAAGTTCTGCTACATCAGGTATTTCATTATCTTATGTTAGCGGTAATACTATTTTTGTTAAAAATATATCTGGTGGTAATGTTAATATAAGTGAACAAGATAATGTTTTAACGTTTAATGTAGATACATCAGATTTTAATTATTCTGCCACATCTGTAGGTAACGGTCAATCATTGATTAGTAGTAGCACACCTAATAATATTTCATTATTTTCATTATCAGGTAATTCAGGTGTTAACATAAGTGAATCAAATGGTGTTATTTACATAAGTACATTAGCATTATCAGGCACTAATATAGGAGGTTTTGCTTCTGTATTTAAAAGACGAATAGGTGATTTATTTGAATTTAGAACTTTAAGAGGTGATGGTGATATCAATGTGATACAAAATGTTAACGATATTCTTATCAGTTCAACAACTAGAATAACTGGTACAACAACAACAGGTTTAACTGGTGGCTTTGATATTATTACAGGTGTAATAAACAAAGAAATAGTTAGTAGACGTGTTATAGGTCTTGGTAGTGTTTCGTTATCAATATCAGGTGGTACATTACTTATATCAGGTGGCGCATCTACAGGCGGTGGACCATCAATAACTTATAGTGGTACAAATATTGGAGGTGCTATACCTGTATTTAAACAAGTTAGTAGTGATAATTTTGAATTCAGGACTTTTTCGGGTAATGGCAGAACTGTTGTTTCACAAGTAGGTGATATTATAGTAATATCATCTCCAAATTTTATAACATCAGGTACATCTCTAGGTGGTGGGGTACCAGTTTATTCAGGTTATAATAATAATGAATTAGTATTCAGAACTATAACAGCAACAAATAGAAATACTATTTCAACATCTTTAGGTTTAATAAATATTATAGGTACTGTAGAAGTGAATTCTGGTGGTACTAGAAATTTAGCTTTATATAGAAATTCCGGTGAACAAGTACATGATAGTGTTGATAATATATTTGTTAAAGTAGGTACTCATTCAGCAACGTCTAATAGAGTGTATACTATACCAGATGTTAAATCTAATGCTGATTTCTTAATGACACAAGATAATCAGATTGTACATGGTAAAAAAGAATTTTATAGTGGTATAACAATTGGTAGTCGAACAAACATTTCTAATAATAATTTTGACACAATAGGTGCGTCTAATATATATAATTTATATCAACCAAATAAAGTTGAACCTTTATACCAATTAAACAATGCTTCCTCAATAAAAATAAGTGGTGCAACATATATTAAAGAGTATATGTATGAAACACAACAAAATCCAGTTTTAGGTTCATTAAGTGGTAATAATTTTACCATTCTAAAACAAAATGAATATAATTTTTTAAATCCATTAATTGAAAGTAATAATTTAATTTTAAATTTCAATAAATATAGAGTACTTTTAGCTGCTTCTAATACACCCCCTTCATCAAATAATCATAGAATTGTAGGTACTTATGATAATTATACTATCACAGGTTTTGATACCCAAAATACCAAAAATTCGGATATTATAGGTAATCTTAAAGATATTAATTTAACATCAAATGCTGTAAACACTGTTTATAGAGATTTAATTAATACTTATTATAGGACGGTAAGTTCATTACTAGTACAAAATACTATTGATAATTTAATTGATTTATATATTGATAAAGTTTGCATTTTATCATCATCAACATTAAATGGTCCTGTAGTTAGAAATGCTGCTGGTATATATATTGCAGGTAAAGATAATAGTATCATCTCAAAAGATATTTTAAATAATACATTCTTCAGTGGTAATAGTAAAACAACATTTACAAATCGGCCTTGGTCTATATTTGCTGAATCTGATAGAGCCTTTATTGGAAATACATTAATATTGGGTAGTGGTTTAACATTATCATCAACAACAAGAGGTTCTTGGTTAGATATAGGTCAATCGCAAAATAATAGACCACATATAAATTTTTCCGCTGGAACAAATGTAAGTTCACCTATTGATGGGGACTTATGGTATAATGGTACAAATTTATATTTTAGAAAAGGTGGTAGTACTTTAGATTTATTATCATCATCAGGTGGTTTAAGTGGTATAACAGGTGCTATTAATACTGGTGATGGTATAGGTATATTTTCATCAGCTACGGATAGTAATTTAATATTGAAAACACTTTCTGGTACACCTTCCGTTAGTGTTTGGGAAAACAATGGTGTTATTTATTTTTCATCTTCAACCTCATCACCAATCACAGGAACTTATATTAGTGGTATAACATCAACAACGCAAGTCGGTGGTGGTATAGGTATTGTTAATAGTGCAACAACACATGATTTAAGTATTAAAACTTTTAGTAGTACAACACCTAATTTATTAATTTATACATCTTCGACAGCACCTAATTTAGTATTATTTAGTTCAACAACACAAACTGCACCAGTAATTGGTTCTAGTGGTATTACAACCGCAACAACAGTTGGTGATGGGGTTAAATTAATATCATCTGTAACATCAACAGAACTGAAATTATATTCTTTATCAGGATATAATGGTACATCAATTTTTTATAAAGATAATTTAATAGGTATATCATCCGATACTTCATATTATGAAACAATAGACCAATCAGAAGCTATAAATATTTTTAATTCAAAAACACCAACATATAAAATTGGTAAATGGTATAAAATTATAAACAGAAGTGATACAGGTAATAATACTTACGGTGATATTTTAACATTTGCGGTATCAACATACGAATTATCATACGACTGTTATTTACTTGGATTTTTAGCTGATTATAATGCTGTGGGTGATTATAGTGATGCAGCATTTAGTTCACCAGCAATACCACCATTAATTGGTAATTCATATAGTTCCGGTAATATTATTATATTTAATAATAGACATTATGGAGTTACAACAACATTTACACTTAATACGGAAAGTGATATTTTAGCCAATTGTACTGAACTACCTAAAAGTTATACAACAAATAATGGTTATTTAAATAAATTATTTAAAATTAAATATTCATTAACTAATGATACAATATATTATATGTCAGACGAAAAAATGAATGAAGTTCATAGTTTTGGTGTTGATAATATAAATACATTTAATTTTGCTTTAGAATATATTCATCAAAATATAATACATAGTACAGCTGGTCAAGTAAATATTATAAATGTTGGTTCAGATGCGAGATTATACGGGAATACATTTTTTAAGCTTTCAAATTTTATTTTTGATAGTATTGGGTTTTCAAGTATAAATGTTTATAACTCAAATATAAACGATTCTACATTTAGTATAGAAAATCAAAGTTTGAGTATGAATAGTATCAGTATTTTCAATAAAAATACTGATAAACAATCAACAATAAATTTAGTGTCGGATACAATAACATTATCTGATTCTGATAAATTTTTTTCATCTGAAGTTTTATTAGATACATCATCAGCTAATAGGACCGCCACAACAATAACAAATACATATACTTATCAACCAAACATTACTTTTACCGTTAATGGTTCGTATACAGTAACTTTTAAAAATAGTTCAACAATAAAGACAGAAGGTGGATTAGATGCTATTATTAATGGTAGTACAAATGACTCAATCACTTTTAAAAGAGTAGGTTCAGTTTATTATCAAATAAATATTAATAACTATATATAAATATGCCAATATCTAGTAATCAAATATACGGTTTAATACAATCTGGACCTAATGTTAATGTATATAAAACAGGTTCAACCATATTTATTTCATCAACAACACAAACCGGTGGAGGTGTTTTTAATGGTATAACATCAACAACACAAACCGGTGGAGGTATATCAATAATAAATTCAGCAACAACTACTGACATAAATTTTAGAACATTTAGTAGTGTAACACCTTCGTCATTATTAATATACACAGCAAGTACCGCACCGGGTTTAATATTATTCAGTGCGACAACATCAACACCTTTAAGTATTTCATTAACATCATCTGGTACTGGTAATATTTTAACATTAAGTTCATTTACTAACGGTAATTTAGTACAAAAAAGCATATCTGCTGGAACTAACATAATTATAACCGAAAGTATTGATGGAACATTATTAATTACATCAACAGCATCAGGCGGTTCAGGTGGGGCATTAACTGGTGCAACTAATTTTGGGGGTGGTGTTAGTGTTTATTCAGGTATTTCAGGTAATAATTTATTTTTTAAAACTATTTCCGCTGGAACTAACATAACTATAACTGAAAATTCTAATGGAATAATATTAATTACATCAACAGCATCAGGCGGTTCAGGCGGAGGTATAACTGGCGCAACATCAACGGGTGGTGGTTCAACTAATTATATTAGTGCTAGTACAGTAGAATTAACTTTTAGGACTTTTACGGGTCAATCCGGTACTGAAGTTACTACTTCTGGTAATCTTATTATAATTAGACCGTTAGCTAGAACACCAAATAGAGTTTATGTAAGTGATTCATCAGGTAATCAAATTAATAGTCTATCATTACAAGTAGATAATGGTGTTGGTAGTTTAGGTATTGGTATTGCTGCTGCCACAAATAGTCGTTTAACTTTACCAGCGGCTAGTAGTAGTTTAGCTCAAATATTATTAACGCAAGGGTCAACAACACCATCAACTTTAGCTAATGGTATGATTTGGTATAATACATCAGGTGATAGTCTTAAATTTAGAAAAAATACTCAAACAACTGATTTTTTATTTATACATAATAATACAGCTTTATCGGGTGCATCTAATAACCGAGTAATGCAAGTTGATAGTGGTGGAACTATATCAGCAAATCAAAATATAGTTAATTTTGGTATATTTAATTCTATCACATCAATAACAGTTTCAAATTCAACATCTGAATTAACATTATTACCAACAGGGTTAACTACAATTATTGGTACAACAACAATAAATGCGTCAACACACATAACACAACCTCAATTAGTATCAGGTAAAAAGTTTAGATTTACAGCTAAAGGTCAGATTACTACAAGAAATACTGCTGCTGGAACTTTAACTATTAGGGTTTATCTTGGAAGTTCGGTTATTGCAAGTACATCAGCTATTACATTAACAAATAATGTTAACCTTCCAAATGTTTTTGATATTGATACTACATTTACTATTAGAAGTCAAGGTGCATCTGGTAGTGTAATTGGTAGTGGAATGTTGAATTGTTCATCACCTTTCCATATGGGTAGCATATCAACATTTGGAATATACAATCAGGGTGTCATAACATTGGACACAACAACAGATAAAGTATTTAATATAACAGCACAATGGAGTGTTGCTGATGTGAATAATTTATTAGAAATAAATGAATCAACCTTAGAATTTTTAAATTAATGCTTAGAGATTTAACAAATAATTTCGCAAGAAATACCACAAATACTGGATTTCCAAATATTATTTTAAATCCACAACAAATATTTGGAAATGATTTGTGGATTTGGTATGATTTTAATGATACAAGAAGTTTATTTTCTGATACTGGATTTACTACAAATGTTATAAATACTGGAGAAATAATTAGAGGTGTACTAAATAAAGGTAATGATAGTAATTATAATCTTACATCATTAATACCATCAGGAACAACAGGTACAACACAATCAGTATTAAGTTATTCAAGAAACTCAGTTAATAGTAATAAAAATAGTGCAATATTTAGTTATACAGGTGGTGCTGTAAATGCTCAATTTGGTAGTTTACAATCTGTTTCAGCAACAACAACATCGTCAGAAGTTATTAGTGCATATACCCAAAGTGGTGTAATAAGACTTGGAAACACAAATAATACAAATGGACATATAGTTGGTGGATTAAGAAGTAATAAATTAGTACCATTTTTTGTTAGACCAACAACAGATAACCAATATAGTTTTAGATTAATTAATCCAAGTCAAACAATTGATTTTGGTAATGCACCTAAAAGAGTTAGTGAAAGATATATGTTCTATACTTTTACTGTTGATTCTAATAATAATCTTTATCTTAATATTAATAACCAATTCATTACAGCATTAACAATAACTAATATCTACCCTATTGTTGGTTCAATCGCAAGTAATGGTGGTAGATTTGTTACTAATGGTTATGATGGTACATCATTCTCTGTAAGGTCAGAAACCAATATGGAATTACTCGAATATTGTGCATCATATAGAACTGCATTAACAGAAGAACAAATAAATTCATTACATCAATACTATAAAATCAAATACAACCTTTAAAATTATGAAACT